AGTTCGATTCTCGTAGGCGCTTCATTTTGTGGGGATATGGTATAACGGCAATTATTTCTGGATTTGACCCAGAAGACAGTGGTTCGATTCCACTTATCCCTTCCATTTATGGCTGTGTGGTGGAATGGTATACACGGTAGTTTTAGAAACTATTGCCTTCGGGATTGAGAGTTCAAATCTCTCCACAGCTACCAATTTCAAGGGCGTATACGCAAACAGGTAAAGCGAACATACTTAAAATGTGTTGATTGTCTGTCGGTTCGACTCCGACTACGCCTACCAATTTTCAATGTAGTGTAAATACACGTTCAATAAATAAGCACGCTTCTTGGTGAAACTCCAAAACTTTAGAATAGAGTGGGTCTAAAATGGTAGTAGAATTCGGTGGGAAACGAGAATCCGAATCATTGATAATTTTATGTCGTCGTGGCGGAACAGAAACGCAACAGGCTGCAACCCTGAAGTCACCACTTGTGGTGTGCTGGTGCAAATCCAGCCGACGACTCCATTTAGAGATGCAATCAGCAAAACAAAATTAGGATAATACGATGTCCCAAAAGGGCAATGTTAGGTGGTTCAAACCCACCAAAACCGATTCGTCGGATAACGCATCTCGTTACTTTCTGGATCGTAGACTGAATTAGAGATAGTACTCCGCTCATAACGGAGAATAGGTGGGTGCGGTGCCCACACGATCCACCATTTTTAGGCTCTTAGTTCAGTTGGTAGAACGACGGTTTTTGGTACCGTATGTCGTAGGTTCAAATCCTACAGGGCCTTAATTTTATGCGAGATTAGCTCAGTTGGTCAGAGCGCTTGTTTTACATACAAGATGCCGAATAGGTTTACACAGGTTCGAATCCTGTATCTCGTACCAATTTGAATTTTATGGTACTATTGATGTAGTAGTAAGCATATAACTCTGTGAAAGTTAGTGGACCGGAGCATAACCGGTATAGTACCCCAATTTCATCATGCGTCATTAGTGTTAGCGATTAGCACGCAAGGCTTCCAACCTTGAGGCGTCGGTTTGAATCCGACATGATGCTCCATTTTAAATATTTTATGTGGAGAGTAAACCGGACAGGCGATACCGGCGGTGTCTTGAAAACACTTGGGGCTGTAAAAGGTCTGGCTTTCGAATAGTCTGCTCTCCGCCATTTTTTGCCTGTCTATTTCAATGGATAGAATATTCGGCTACGAACCGAAAGATCGGGATTCGAATTCTCGGATGGGCACCATTTTATCGTTTGAAAAAGTAGGCTTAAAAGCAGCCATCTTTTAAAGAGTGAAGCAATGGCCCAAGTGCTACTGAGTGTATATAGCGATACTAAGGATATAGTGTTATATATAAGGGAGCGGGGATATCACTAAGTAAAGTATCTGACAAGTCCGTAATAACGAGACACGAATCTAATGTAATGTTAGATATGATATATGTTGGTAGGTTATTATACTAACATCTTCTTTAGCGTCTAAGCACATTCAAATGATTTTTTTAGTCAACTACCATGATTAAGTTCTGTAAGAGTATGCTGACATGGCATCATCGTCTGAATGATGCTTTCTTGGCGATGTGGGCAAATTGGTAAAGTCGGCTATCTCAAAAATAGCGTCATTATGTCGGTTCGAATCCGATCATCGCTACCAATTTAAAAAGTTCAATAAAAGTTCAATAAAATATGAGTTTCATACTATTTATTGGTATGCGACATTTAGTATATAAAATAACGAATTTAATAAACAATAAAATATACATAGGTAAACACTCCACTAAAGACGTGAATGATAATTATATGGGGTCTAGTGTCATATTGAAACGTGCTTTTGATAAATACGGAAAATCCAATTTCAATAAAGAAGTTCTATTTGACTTTGACACTGAAGATGAGGCTCTGTTAACTGAGACTGATTTAGTTGATGAAGAATTTGTCGCTCGGTTAGATACCTACAACATTCAATTGGGCGGTCGTGGTAGTTGGACACATGTGAATGACGATCCCGATATAAAGAACTGGAGACAATCGGGTGCTGATGTCATGGCTGAAAAATTTAAAGATTCTGAATATAAAGAAGAACATTCCAATAAGATAAAGCGTGGTCATGAATTATACAGACAAAGAGCTGGGGATTCAGCATATACGACTTGGGTTGGTAGACGACACACTGAAGAATCTAAACGTAAAGTTGGTATGGCTAACTCCAAACACCAAAAAGGAAAGGGTAATTCTCAGTATGGAACGTGTTGGATTTATTCATTAACTGAAAAGAAATCTATTAAAATTAAGAAAGAAAATTTACAAGAACATTTAGATAATGGCTGGTTAAAAGGTCGTAGGATTAAATTTTAAATATGGAAGGCCGACACAGATTGGTGAGGTGTGACTGTTTGCTAAACAGTTGGGCTCGTAAGGGTCCTGAGGGTTCAATTCCCTCGTCTTCCTCACTTTATATGTCGCCGTAGTTCAAGTGGCAGAACACTACATTGGTATCGTAGAGGTTGTGGTTTCAATTACCACCGGTGACTCCATTTTCAAATTTGGTGAGTGACCTATCCGAAGAAATTAAAGAGGATATTGTCATTGATCAAATTTTATTTATGCTCCTGTCGTCCAATTGGAAAGGACATCGGTCTTCTAAATCGAGAATCTGAGTTCAACTCTCAGCGGGAGTACCATTTTTATAAATTGACCAATTGAAAAACAATGGTAAAATATTCATTTAGATATTAACAGCAATTAATACTCATGCAAAACGATGATATGCGTTGGTTCGAATCCCTGCCGCCCTCACAAATTAAAAGTTTTGAGGGTGTAGCCAAATGGTTAGGCAATCGTGTAGTAAATATATCTAGTAATCACAGTCCAATAGATCAATGGTAGATCGTTACCCCGACATGGTAAAGACGACGGATCAAAACCGTCTTGGACTATTTTTTAAAACTATCTTGGCTTGTTCACAAAAATAATATATAATGAGTAAATTAAAAGACAAAGGAAATTTCATAGAATGGTCGAAAGATCAAATTGAAGATTATACAGATCTTCAATCTGATATAAGAAAGTATATGGAAAAATGGAATATTCGTGATAAAGACACTGTAATTCAAGAAGGTGAAGATATGATGGTCGGACGTATGTTGGGATTTATCAAATGTAACGATGGAAAACATGGGTGGGATTGTTCAAATGAATCGGAAACCAAATTTCTTGAGGTAAAGCAAAGTAGTTGGGAAGTAGATCAAAATTCAGCAACTTTCAACGACACCACGCTTGCAAAAGCTCTTGAGTTTTGTGAAGAAAATACATATGTTGGATTGAGTGTGTCGTCATCAAAAGGAATTGAATTTATTGTATTTGGAAGCGAACCTACGCTCGGTGAAATGTTAGCGGAAAAAGTTAAAAATAGAAAACCTGGAAGTCGTTCAACTCCGTCTATGAGTATCAAAGCTCTAATTGAAATTGGATATGATGTATGTATTCCAAGTGAAGATAAAAGAGATATGGTGTATGACAGACTTTCAAAAAGCAGATCAATCAAAAAACTTTTAGCTAAAGAAGATATTAAATTAATTGAAGATGTTAAAGTTAAGTAAAGATTTTATTGGTAAGAAGAATTACCTAAAAGATTTATCAACTGAAGATTTTGAGAAACATTTACCTGAATTGGCAAAAATTTTGTCATATGCTGATTACCGATATAACTACGATGATTCAGAATTGAAAGCTGATTGGCGTAAGTTATGTGATTTTTCAGATAGTAATTTATTATTAACGTCATCTTCTACTAGAACTGGAATGAAATTGTGTGAACACTTTTTCCCAAACTTCTTTGATATACAAAACAACAAAAATCAAAAGTTTGCTGATTTCTGGAATAAAGATGATCTCCAAAAAGTTTTACAGTGGAATAGAAACAGTCACAGCACACCATATCTTTCAGAATTACGCAGAGGGATTTACTTTTGTTTTGGATTGACGAAAAATACAATGTTCAGACCACATCTTTCAAAGTGTGTTTCTTTGTATTATAAGCAATTTGAATCGTTGAATGTGGTAGATCCTTGTTGTGGGTGGGGTGGAAGATTACTTGGGACTGTTGCTGCTGGAAATAACTACATTGGATTTGAACCGAATGTGGAAACTTTTGGTTATCTGAAACAGTTAGTTGATTTTTTAGGCATACACAAATATGTTACGCTTTACAATGATGTTGCAGAGAATGTAGACAAATATGACTTTCCGTTAGCAGACGTGGTCTTGACATCACCGCCTTACTTTGACCTTGAAATCTACTCAAATGAAGACACTCAAAGTCACCAGTCTTTTACCTGCTATGAAGAGTGGGTTGATGGTTGGTTGAAAGTTGTAATTCTAAAATTCGGAGAAAGATTGCATGCAGATGGGGTATCTTGTTGGAATGTACATAACATCGGCAAGATGAAAATGATTGAAGACGTTGAAAAGATACATTTGGATGCCGACTATATCCATGATGTTGATTTCTCATTAGGTTCATCAGCAAGACAGTCAAATAAAAATACAAAGAAAAATCAAGATTTGACAAGATGTTTTAAAAAAACTTCTTGACTTTTTATAATTTGTAATTTATATTGTAATTACGAAAAGACGAAATGCCTGAACTACAAAAATTAAGTTTGTTAAAATGAATACTAGAGAAATATTAATTGACGCAATTGAAGAATGTATTGACTTACACGATTTGGAGATAGCAGAAAACCAAACAACGTGTAGTTGTTGTAGTCCTGACTATGAATTCCGTTACTTGGAACGTGACGAAATTGAAAAATTCGTGGATGATTACATAAAACAAAACGCTGAATTCATAAACGAGGGAGAATAATGACATAGAAATTATACAAACTGACACATCCTCCGTAATTTTATTGTTTGGGTAAAAAATAAAAAACAATAAATTATAAAAAAAGGAATAAAAATGAAATTTGAAAACGTAAAAACAGAAGAACAGTATATTGACTGGGTAAAACAATGGAAAATTACACACGTTAAACTTGTTGAAATACAAAAAGTAAACAGAATGGCTAAAAAAACCAAGTATCACAATGATGTGTGGTATACGGATGAACAAAAGGCGGAAATCCTTAAATGGTATACTTCTATATACTATAGAGATACAGCGACACGTGTGTTAGCAGAAAAAGAATACGGTCATTGGTGTATCCCACACATAAAAGTTCGTGGGAAACTACGTGACATGTATGAACAACGTAAAATCGGCAAAGAATTTTATCATGAAGAATTAAGTCTAATTACAGTGTGATTTAAAAATGGGGTGGGTGTAAAAAATCCACCCTTTTTGTTTGACAAATGATAAAACCGTGATATAGTTATATCCATGGAATTAAAAACAGGAATACAAGCAGGTTACGACTACGACTTTGAATTATCTAACACACCATTGGATATAGCAATCCCTTGGTAAAGTCGTAATACTAACAAATTTACCCGATACTTTTTATAAGATGAAAGTATTTATGTACATGGGTATTAAAACTGACATTGAGATACTAGAGATAGTTGATGGGTTGTCTGATACCCGTTTGCGTCATTATTCATTTTGTTATTATATGAATGATCTTAGACATTATTTGAAAATTCAATGTGGATGGATTGAAACTGAACGATATTTTCTTGGAATGGAACTTGAAAAAAGACCAACTGAGCTAGAAGTTATATCAGCATGGGAAACCCATAGAAATGCTGAACGATTCAAGGCATATTATGTTATGAGGTATCCTGAAAAAGTTAGTATAATTGAGCCAGAATATTACATTTAGCTTGACTTTTATACAAAATCATGTATAGTTATATATGTGTTCTTTGAAATGACGGAATAACAGGTCATTAGCTGTCGTGAAGGTAACGATGGCGTGTTTTCTTCAACAAGTAGAAATCCGCGACATTCTGAAAAAAGTTTGTTCGGTTTAAAATTCGAAATAGAAAACAGCCGCTTCTGCTAAAGAAGCTTTGAACCGACGAGATTCGGTAGTCATTTCACACTTTATGGGGGTGAACTAGATTCGACTCTGAATAAAAATTCCAAACTGCAAGTGAGAGACGATACTTGGCTCTCTAAAAATGTATCAACGCATTCAACTGGCGATAATAAAGTTGTGAACTTCAGTAATGAAGTTGCTATGGCAGCCTAAACGCTCCATCCGTGAAATAAGATTTTCCTCCGAATTTTAAAGTAACGTCATTTAGGAGGAACTTTAACATACAAGTTAAAAGAATGTTAAGGGATTGGTTTGCTGCCTGACAAAAAAGTAAACTCGTGGTATATACGATAGAAACCTAGTCCAATGCTTCTGGACGATGAAACATGAAGACAAACTTGTAGATGTTTGAGATGGATATTTAGAACACCGGAGTGCAACTCTCCGCACTTCCACCAATTTAAAGCGCAATTTGCTTTAATCCAAGATAACTTCAACGGAAATAAAAAATGAAAAAAGAAAAAATTAGAAAAATATTAGAAAGTCATGTGTCTAAATCGGATAACGAAAACATGACATCCGAATTGTGGAGTCGTGTAACAAACGATTTGACAAAAAACTTAGAATTCACAAACATATCGGATAGTGATATTCCATCACATGGTGCATATACGTATTCAATAAGCGATTTCACACTATACAAAGACGTGACTGAGATTTATTTTGAAAGTCTGTATCCTAGGCTTATGATACAACATTCTGACGAGTTGTTTGAAACTACGTGTTCTGAATTTTTTGAAATTTACGAAATTATATTTGATCTCCGAGGGGATATCAAGCGTGATGTTGTGGAATGTGGTGATGTTAGTATACGACGGTTATACAAATTTATACGCATGTATTTGAATTATACATATGGCATACTTTCAAGCAAACACAACAAATCCAATGTTAAAGCGTCAGCTGACTTGAAATATGAAATTCCCATGCTTGCACACGAAATTTTAAAAAAGATCAAAGATAATTTCAGCGATGTTATTTATTGTGAAACGGATACATTCTTTATTCGGAATTACAGTGACAATAAATTTGAATTGACTGGCTTGTTGGATTCATTTTATTTGCCGTATGTTGTAGATTCTTCGTTTCACGTAATGACCCCAAGAAAAAAATGTTATATGAAATTTGATAAAACGATGCGAATCTTTGAAAAATCAGGAATTAAAACGAAATGAGAATATTTTTAGATTTAGATGATACGCTTATTTACAGCGTATACAGAAAACACAAAAAAGGGTATACGTCAGCAAAATTTGCTGGTGATGGATTATACTCTAGTATACTACGTCCGATTGCACATGAAATGATTTCGTTTGCAAAAAGTATAGATCCTGATGCTAGTATATTATCCACCGCTACAATGGATTGGATTCAACATTGGAATAAAGAATTCAATCTTGGGTTTTCTGATGATCAAATGTATGCTCGTGATGATTTTACAGCCAATATGATTACCGGTCCATATACAACTGGGACTGTAGGTTGGAATAAAAAAACGTTAGGTATAACTGATGGGGTGATCATTGATAATTATAGCATCCATGATAGATTCAATCCATCACCACATCAAAAAATGTGTTTTATGTTTGGTGAAGATTATGATCCTAACGACTGGATTCAATTTAGAACGTTTGATGGTAGAATTGATACGGATTCAAACACCGCCGACAAAAAACAATTTGAAGAAATAAAAGAAAAAATTCAAAAAAGACTTGACAAATCGTAAATAATATGGTTTAATGTAGTCATGTTAAACAAAAAAGTTTTTAAAAAAACTAAAAATTTGATTGTTTGACACACGGTAAACATATATATGATTACCACTACTAATTTCGTTCTTTGTTAAAACGATTCTAACAGCATTCAAATATTGGATATAAAAATGAATCGTGAAAATTTAAAGATGCACTCAGCAATATGAAACTATAAATAAATGGGGTACCCGATCCTCGTCATTGTGACACTAAAATCGGCAGAATAAAACTGTAAATTGATGCATCTTGAAAGCTTTCGCTTAACAAAAAACCAACACAAAGAAAAGGAAAAAATATCATGAGTAAGTTACTAAATTCATTACAAAATACACCAACAGGTTACACTGAAAATGGTGCTTTAACATTTGACTCAAGCAATTCAGAAGTACTGAATTTCTTCTCACTTGGGGGTGCTCTTAGAACAAGAGACGAATCGGACATTCTCCGTTTATTCAAGAACGCATTTGCAGAAGATGCTTTGCTTGCAGTAAAGACTTTATTTTATCTTCGTGATATCCGTGGCGGACAGGGGGAACGTAGAACTTTCCGTATCTGTTACAAGTGGTTAGCAGACAACCATTCAGGTATCGCAATGAAGAACTTTGATAATGTTGCATTGGTGGGTCGTTACGACGACTTGTTTTCAGCATTTGACACTTCACTTGAAGGTGCTTTAACAGCATACTTGAAGGCTCAGTTAGACTGTGATGCTTCAACTGCTGATGATAGTATCTCTTTGCTTGCAAAGTGGTTGCCATCTATCAACACATCTTCAAAGTCAACCGTTCGTTTGGCAAAGAAGCTTTGTCAGTCATGGGGTTACACTCATCGTCAGTACAGACAGACTTTGTCAAGACTTCGTAAGAAGTTGGCAATCGTTGAGCAGAATATGTGTGCTCGTGAGTTTGAAGCTATAGATTACTCCAAGGTTCCATCCCGTGCATCCTTGATCTACAGAAATGCTTTCGGAAATCGTGATGGTAACAGATATCAGAAGTTCTTAGATTCGGTTGAATCAGGTGAAGCTAAGATCAACGCGGGAACATTGTTTCCAGTTGATTTGGTTGCCAAGGTCATGTCAAATTATTCACGAACTGTGGATCGTACGGTTGAAGCTCAATGGAAGGCACTTCCAAACTATTTGGAAAATAACCCACACAACGGAATCGTTGTTGCTGATGTATCTGGATCTATGAATGGTAAGCCAATTGAAGTATGTTTGTCACTGGCAATCTACTTTGCTGAAAGAAACACCGGCGCATTCAAGGATCACTTCATCACCTTCTCGGAAAATCCAAAGTTACAAAAGTTGAGGGGAACTTCATTGATGGACAAGGTAGAAAACCTCAGCCGTGCTGAGTGGGGTATGAGTACAAATCTACAATCTGTATTTGACTTGTTATTGACAGCTGCAACTCGTGATGGGTTGAGTCAAGAAGATATGCCTGACACAATTTACATCATCTCTGACATGGAATTTAACCAGGCATGTAGATCAAACTCTGAAACTAATTTTCAGGCTGCACAACGTAAGTTTGAGGCAGTTGGATTGAAACTTCCATCCGTGTGCTTCTGGAACGTAAATGCACGTAACAATCAGTCGCCGGTTACGAAGGATGAAAGAGGAACAATGCTTGTTTCAGGATACTCACCAAGTATCTTGAAGAGTGCTGTGACTGATACAGTTGTGACTCCATATGAAATGATGATGAACGTCATCGGTTCTGAAAGATACGATTCAATTGAAATTTAACTTGATATACATAGTATAAACTACGAAAAGCCCGCCATTATCGAAATATGCGGGCTTTTTTGTGTCCGCTGATATTTATATATATGAAACGTCAATGTCCTGATTGTTTTTCTGAATTTGTCTATAAAGATGCATATAAATTTAAGTTGGCATGTGAATTAAATAAACCATGTCAGAAATGTGCGTGTAAAAGAAGACGAAAATATCCAGAAACCAAAGTTAGAAATTGTCCTAGTTGTGGGCGAATTTTAGAATACCCAACGGTCAATGATAGAAACAATGCTGAATACAGAAATCGCAGATGTTTATACTGTTCAAATTCAGGAGAAAATAATCCGATGTCAGGAAAAAATCATTCCGATGATACGCGAATCAGAATAAAAAATTCCAACATTAAGACTTTTCGTTCTCGTAAAATAATAGGTCATAACCATGGAGTGAATGTAGAAGCATGCAAAATATTAGATGATATAGCAAAAGAACGTGGTTGGAATTTGAAACATGCACTCAATGGCGGCGAATATCAAATTTTAAATTATTTTGTCGATGGATTTGATGAGAAACTTAACATTGTATTAGAATATGATGAACCACGTCATTACTCAAGGGGAGAATTGAAGATTGACGATTTGAAAAGAATGAATGAGATTATTAAATTTCAGAAATGTAGCTTTTTTAGATATAATGAAAAGACAGGTGAAATGAAACGATATTTTTAATTATGCTTGATTTACAACAATATTCCTGTATATTTGAATTCTATACATATAATCCGTTTTGGCTTTTTTGTGTCCGCTGATATTTATAGGAAATGAAAAAAATTGAACTTAAAAAAATTATAAAAGAGGCGATTCACGAAATACTAACAACCGAATCGGATGAAAAATTTTCAACTTGGGATTTGGATGATTTTGTTCAAGACCAAATAAATGAGGCGGATTTTGATGATGCGAAAACATCAAAGGCGAATTATGCAAAATATGTTGATGCCCGTTTGAATCCTGAGAAGGAAAGCGGAAAAGCTTCTGCTGCAAAGTTGGGTAGATTGATGCACAAAAGTAATATTATGGACGAAAGTGGAAATGTTATTGATGAAAAACAATTGGCAAAAAAGATTATGGTTAGACCTGAAAGTATTATCGGTGCCAATGCAAAATTGAAAAAATCAAACAATAATACATTCAAATTTTTTGACACTACATTACCAGCGTTTCAAGGGTTTTATGTTGATGAAACAACCGGAGAATTGAGAATAATCAGAACATGTCCTGCTGCTGGTGCATGTGCCCTCTTCTGTTACGCAACGAAAGGTGGATATATTCAGTATAAACCCAGTTCAATTGGATCTAGTAGACTGGTTAATTTTTTAATCAATGACAAAACAGGTTTCCGAAATCAAATGATTAAAGAAATAAAAGCTGAAGCGGAAAAATTAAAACGAAAGAATATCACGGCAGTAATACGATGGCATGATAGTGGTGATTTCTTCTCAAGAGATTATCTTGATATGGCTTATGATATTGCAAAAAATACTCCAGAGGTAATTCATTATGCTTATACAAAGGCATTGAGAATGGTGAAGGCATCAGGAAACAAACCAAAGAATTTTGTTTTCAATTTTTCTACAGGCGGTATACATGACAAGGAAATTGACAAATCAAAAGATAAATTTTCAGAAGTTGTTCCAAAAGAAATGTTTATTGATTTATTTTCAACCGATGATTCCGGTAGACATAAAAAAACTAAAGACGGATTTAAAGTTTTCGTTGACGGTGGTAAACAAGAATTGAAACGTAGAATTGCACAAGGATATAAAATTCCAATTGAAAGCATTATTACTTGGTCGGAACTTATGAAAATGCCATATGACCCAACCAAAGATCAAAAAGCAAAATATAATGTATTGGTTTCTCCCGGGGATGGTGATAACGCTGCAATGAGAAAAGACGTTTTGGGTACATATTTACTCATTCATTGATATTTATACACATGAAGTTGACAATCAAAAAACTGAATGAGGTTTCCAGAAGTGAAAAAGATTTGGATGAAATAACAAATTTTATCAAATTCTGTTCAAAAAAACTTGGATGTGAAGGTGACATTGAAGTAACTCTCGTTGGAAAAGGAAGCGGAGACCAAGGTATGAGTACAGGTGGATTTGATGTATTCAGCAACAAAATTTTGGCTAGAGAATATGGTCGTAGTTTGGTTGATATTTTACGAAGTATCGCACATGAATTAGTACACTATCGTCAAAAAGAAAAAGGAAAGTTTAAACCAGGTGACGACATTCCAAACATCGGTGGTGAAATTGAAGATGAAGCAAATGCTATATGTGGACAGCTTGTAAAAATGTTTGTCAATGAAGAGGATAAAAAATATCTGTATACGTACTAAAATGAAACTTAAATATTTAATTTTAGAACGTCAATCGTTTTTACAATTTCCAAAATTAAATTTGGGGCTTGGTAGAATTGATACACTTTCAAAACAAATGACAAAGACTGATGTAAAAATGCCCAAGAAGGATTCGTCAGTAAAACAAATCATTGACAAGAGATTTAATCATGCTGGTGCTGGCAAGGTGACGAATAAAACACACAAATCGGTAGGTGGAATGTTTGTTCACGATCCTGATGCTGGGGATTTTTCATTTGCAAATCGTGATGCAATGGCACATGAAGGTTTGCATCATGTATTACAGCAAATTGCAACCCAATACGGTGAAGATTATCGCTTGGCGTTGATCAAAAAACTTGTGTCATTTATTCCAGGGGATGTTAAGAAGCAGATGTTTATTATGCTTAATGATTATGAATATGACATGGATGCCAATTTTATGGAGGAAATGCTTACATTTGCTTATGATATACTAACAAATAAAAAAGCTCGTTATTCATTTGTCAAATCATATTCCAGCGATGGAAATCCAACTGATGAAAGGTTAATTGATGCTTATGAAGCAAAAAAAGACTTGCTTAAGGCTTGGAATAAAATTATTTCATATTCCAAAAATCTTACACCAGAAAAATTAGAAAATTTGATTTGACATTTTCCATTTGATGGTTTATGATGCCATCATGGATATAGAGTTTTCAAAAGATCAAAAAAAGGCAGTTGATACAATTACGGATTGGTATACCAGCCACACGAGCCAATTGCCAGCATTCACCTTCGGAGGTGCGGCTGGAACTGGAAAATCAACATTAATTTCACATTTACATCAGGCATTACCATTTGCTAAAATATCGTATTGTGCATATACAGGCAAAGCGGCCACTGTATTACGACGGAAGTTGGCGGTACATGGAATAGGACATGAATCAATTTCAACGATTCACTCATTGATGTATACGCCACAATTGGATTCCGATGGAAATGTGGCAGGATGGAAACGAAACCCACATCTTGATGGGAACTTGATTGTGATTGATGAGGCTAGCATGGTTCCAAAAGAAATCTATGATGATCTACTTTCATATGACATACCGTTGTTGTTTGTAGGCGACCACTACCAACTTCCACCTGTATCACAATATGAGTTTAACTTGATGGATGATCCATTTGTCAAATTGGATACTCCGCATAGATTTGCTGCTGACTCACCAATTGTCAAATTGGCAACTAAAGTGAGAAACGGAGAAAATATAAAATTCGGAGATCACGGTGATGGCGTTTCAAAAAGAACATTGAAGACAATCACACAAGATGAAATACAAAGATTTTTCCAAAGTGATGAACTGAAAAATGGTGACTCAATTATGCTTAGTGGCTTCAACAAGACCAGAGTGAAACTCAACAAACGTGTGAGAAAGCAATTTGGTTACTCTGGACTGATCAACAATGGTGAAAGAGTCGTGTGTTTGAGAAATAATAAAAAAACAAACATTCCACTTTTCAACGGTGCTTTGGGAACTGTGAAACATGTTGGAACTAAACACGACACAGCATGGAAAGGTGCCATTGAAATGGATGGATTTGATTCACCATTCCGTGGTGTAATTTATAATGACATTTTCAACACGGAGAAGCCGGATTTGTATGTTGGTCGTAGTCGTGATACTCAATGCTTTGATTATGGATATGCTTTGTCAGTTCATAAATCACAAGGAAGCAGCTGGAATCGTGTTTGTGTATTTGAGGAACAATGTGATTTGTTTGATAATCTGAGGTGGTTATATACAGCAGTAACAAGAGCGGAAAATGAATTGTTAATAATCAAATGATTAAGAAGATTTGTCAAAAATATTTTGGGTTATTTTTACCTAAATATCAATTATTTTATAGAGGGGAAACCCCTACGAATTATTATATTGAAGAAGGAACTGGAAAAATATTTTTCAAGAATGTATTACATGGGATTGGGTATTTCAGAGCACCATGTGAAGCATCAGAATTCATCAAAATGAAAATAAATTCAGGAACACTTGAAATTAAGTCTTGACTTTTTATATTTTACAGTTTATACTATATGTTATAATAATTTAAAACGGAACATTTTTTATGCTTTAAATCATATTTATAAACAGAATGAACAAATCATTCTGTGCGAAAGGAGAACAATACAATGACTCAAGACATCATGAACAAACCGATTGTGTTACAACTTAATGCAAATTGGATGCCAATCGGAACAAAATCAGTTAAAGACGCAATGATCGCAATGCTTTCAGATGGGGATCAGCCAGCTGCATTCGCTTTGGATATTGCTTACGAAAAGGGTGAAAATGGAGAATATGATTTTTCGGCTCCAACATATATGAATCCTGTAAAATGGGATGACTGGAAAAATCTACCGATTCGTGAATATGATTTTGTGATTCATTCTGCTAGATTAGAAGTTAGAGCGCCAACCGTTCTTGTTGCTCCAAATTACAGACATATGCCTATGAGCAGACCTTCTCCAACTAAGTATAATGTATTTGAAAGAGACGGTGGAATTTGTCAGTATACTGGTAAACAACTTAACAAGACTCAAGGTAACATAGATCACGTACTTCCTAGATCACGTGGTGGTAAAAACACCTTTGAAAATATGGTATGGTGTGACAAGTCTATTAATTCAAAAAAGGGTGACAAACTTCCACATGAAGTAGGATTGCAACTTAGAAAGAAGCCGAAAGCTCCTGCTGTTATGCCTATATCTGCAAAGTTCAGAGAAGCAAAACATCCAACTTGGATGCCATTCATCATCAAAAGCAACAAGTAAGTTGATCTTTTTTCTTGACAGACGGTTATTACTATGATAATATGCCGTTATGTCAAAAATAAGTTATTCAGCAGTAGTATTGGATGAAGAATCCGCTAACACTTTAAAGAGGGAGTACTCTAGTTATATTCCTGATGATTGGAAGTGGTTTGGTCATCACATGACGATTAAAATGGGAGAATTGTCTCCTGATATGAAACAGTATATTGGTCAAGAGATTGATTTGGTAGTGGATACCATTGGTCAAGATGAAAGAGCAATTGCAGCTGGAATCGGAGCTGGTGGGGATTTATCTAAAAATGAAATCCCACATATAACATTAGCGGTAAATATAAACGGTGGCGGAAAGCCATTTCACTCAAATAAAATCCCAAAAGAAAATTGGAAACCGGTTGGAAATCGTATTAGATTGACTGGTCATGTAACGGAGATCCCACAACAATGATATACATAGATGTAAGATGTAAAGATTCTAAGGACATTTTCCCAAAAATGTTTCCAGTTGTACCAAGAAAAGGCGAAACAATCGTTTCAGTTGAAGATAACTTTTTTACCGTTTTGGATATAGTTTATAAATCAGACCTTTCTGGGAAAGCCCTAGTTATTTTGGTTGTAGAACGAAAAGTATCCGTATTGTGATAGAAGCAAGCATAATATTTTGTCTTGTTCTGCTTTTGGTATCATTTCAATTTATTGGGAAGATAGAGAATACAACTGATAACAATGAGAAACTTCTTGAAAAGTTGAAAAAGGATCGTGAAAACGATGTTGAAACCATAAACGCCAATTTGAAAAATCTTGAAAGATTGGTTGAACTGAATAACAGAAATATTTCAAATATTCAAAAACAGACGGACCGAAACAAAAACTCACATACCGAAAAACGATCAACTTTATTGCCATCTGGATATTCAGAACGTTTGGAGTTGGATAAACTACTAAAACAACAACGACAAATTGAAAATGGAATCAAAGTTGCTTCGGACAACTTGAGGAAGTTTCAAAGACAACTTGAATTGGAAAAAACCAAAGCAAAGAAAAATGGATAACTTTTTTGAAAAAAACACACTTATAACTCAGACTGAATCTGAAATTAAAAAAATTGAAAAGTTAATTGAGCTTACTAATGTTGAATGTATAATCTACAAACAACAATTGGCATTTTTGAAACTGCAATTGAAAGGCTTATATGTCGATACCACAAGAAACTGAAAACAGTAGAACTCAAACTTTAAACGAGAGAGCACAAGAGCTTCTCAAAAATGCAGAAACAACCGAATGGGTTATGTTATCTGCTGAAGAGTATCAAGAGAAATTTGAACTTTCCAATGCGGCCATGAGAGTTGTGGCGGCTATGGGATTCTGGGATCGTGTGAAGGGGTATAAAAAATTAGTGAAACAATATCTTACTCAACTTCAAGAGATTGAGGATACATTCAGAAAAAAAGAAAAAGAACTCAACAAGAAAATGAGAAAAAAGATGGATGTTGAATAATTTGTCTTGACTTTTTATAATATGTGATGTATATTGATTTATATGAAACAATCAACAAAACAATTAATCGGAGCATTACTATTTGTCATCGGCATTCTCGGTGTATTATATATCGGAATTTATCTTGGGATAATCTCACCGATACTCACAGTCGCTGCCGCTTATGACGCTGGCACTTTAACTGGTACCATAGTCGCAACTCAACTCATTTGGTTTTTTGCCAAAGAAGTTTTAGCATGGATTTGGGCTATGTTAGTCTGTGGAACTGGAATGTATCTAATCAAAGACATATGAAGAATTTAGATGCAGTAAAACAACAAGGAGATTTACCGCTTCCAAAATACAATATCGGTAATAAATTATTCAAGAGGAATATCGTCGGAAAAGTGGTAAATATAATAACGTCAATAAACTTTGACAGAGAAACACAAACAATTTCAAGCGTAGATTACACTTATTGCACAATAAGCACAGTAGGAATCCACGATTGGAAAGAAGATGAAGTAAAGGAATTAAAATGAAAAAACTAGCAACAATTGAGAAAATTACAAAATTTGAAAAACACCCGAACGCAGATCGTTTGAATTTGATCACGGTTAAGGGGTGGGAGTGTGTAACGGCATCTAACTATGAAGTTGGTGATCTAGTTGTTTACATCCAAATAGACACTACAGTTCCAAAAGCCGATTGGTCGGAGTTTTTGTTTGACAAAGGTAAACCTGATCAAACTAGAGCTAGAATTAAAACTATAAAATTGAGAGGTCGTGTATCACAGGGGTTGTGTCTTCCAGTTGATGTGCTTGGTTTGAAGCCGGATGAACCTATACTTGAAAGCGACGACGTTACAGAGGAACTTGGAATTGAAAAATATCAAAAACCTGTACCGGTTCAGTTAAGCGGTGAGGTGGTTGGAAATTTCCCAACTCATATTTGCCCTAAGACAGACGAAGAAAGGATTCAAAATTTTCCAGAGTTGATTGATGAATTTAAAGCTCTTGACTGTGACGTGTATGTTTCCGTCAAAATGGATGGAACATCCTTTTCCGCAATTGCATACGAAGAAATGAATGGATTGAAAAATCTTAGCGTATGTGGTCGCAATTGGGAACTCAAGGAAACTGATGGTAATACCTACTGGAAGATGGCACACAAATATAAATTGGATGAAAAAATGCAAGATTTGGAAGTCATTCAAGCGGAAATGATTGGTCCTAACATCCAAAAAAATCCAAGCGGAGAAGCTGAAGTTGGATTGAGGGTATTTAACTATGGTACTGGATATGGTCGTAAATACTTTGGATTGAATGAGATGAGAAGTTTTTGTGAAAAAAATGAAATCCCTATGGTTCCTGTTATTTATGAAGGTAAGTTTAAATGGAATTCCATGGAAGAGTTGCTTGAGTTTGCTGATTCTGTTAAATATGACAACGGCAAACAAGCAGAAGGAATAGTGATTCGTCCTGTTAAGGAGGTTCATTCAGAATTGCTTGGTGGTAGATTGTCATTCAAGGTGATCTCAAATGAGTATGCAGCTAAACATGGAGACTAAAATGAAAAATGGAAAAAAAGTAATTCTTGAAAAAATATTTCACTTCAATGATGATTCATACACAAACGAATCCGCTGGCAAAGAAGTAGATGGATTCAAAAGCAAAGGCTTGCCAACTGGATATATAGTTGAGGGTGTATTGCTTGATGATATAGAGGTCGGAAAAAGTGTAAGTTTAGCCAGACATGTCAGAAATGGAGTTGAAGTTGATGGACTTATGACCACGTCACCTGTTATGGAGATCACAAACGAAAAGATCAAAACAAAAAATTCAACATATAGAATAACGGTATTATGAACATATTAGATTTAAAAAAACTAAAAAACACAGCAAGAAAAAATAAGCAACCAGATGTTGTATCTGCGATTGACTATGTACTTTCTGAGATTGATTTGATTGAGTCAAGAAATAACAAAACTTTGAATGAAGACGAAGTTATGACATCAATCAAAAAGACTATTTCACAACTGAGAGAGACTCAAAATATGTATGCTGAAGCAGCACGAAATGAGGACGCAGAAGTTCAAAAAGTCAGAGCAGATTATCTACAAACATTACTTCCACAACAATTGTCAGACGATGACGCGAAACAAGCTGTTGTTGATGCCATGATTGCCGTTGGTGCATCAAGCGTAAAAGACATGGGGAAAGTCATGGCACATCTTAAACAACAGTATGGAGCAGCTTTGGATATGAAAGTTGCATCTAATTTAGTGAAAACTTCGTTTTTGATTTGACTTTTTATAACGTGGTTGGTATAGTTGTATCAATTCAACTGAACGTTTTACAAAAAGGAAAAATGAAACAGAATAAAAATGATTTAGGATCAAGGATGAAGGATTACGAACAACGTGCTCGTAGTTACCTTCAACGAAGATCATACACTGTAATTAGAGTTGATGGGAAATGTTTTTCTTCATACACACGTGGTCTTAAAAAGCCATTTGATGAAGGTTTGGTTGAAGATATGCAACTAACCACTCAATTTCTTTGTGAAAACATACAGGGTTGCAAACTAGGATATACACAAAGCGACGAAATTAGCTTAATCCTCACCGACTTTGACAACAACCAAACCGATGCGTATTTTGACGGTCAAATCCAGAAGATTTGTTCGGTTGTTGCTAGTATGGCAACTGCCAAGTTTAATCAATTGAGACTAAAGAGATATGCTGTTGAACTTGAAGGTTTGCCTATCTTGGCATTCTTTGATGCCCGTGCATTCAATCTACCATCTTTCACGGAAACAATGAATTATCTTCGTTGGCGTCAAAAAGATGCAGTAAAAAATTCAATCAGTATGGTTGCACAGTCGTTGTATTCTGACAAACAACTTCACAAGAAGAATGGTTCAGAAAAACAGGAGATGATTTTCCAAAAAGGACAAAATTGGAATGATTATCCTGCTAGTCAAAAACGTGGAACTACGGTAGTCCGTAGACCATTTACCGCTATTTCGGATGAAGGTGACACTTATTCCAGAAGCCGTTGGGAAGTTGAAACTCCTGATCTGTTGAAAGACACTGCGCCGGAGTATCTTGGGGAAATTTTTCCAGATGAAAAATATACCGAAACTGCTGGCTGACACATTATTTTCTATTGTTGAAATATTATTTTTTGGATTTTCCTTTATCGCTGTGATATTAATTCTCACAAAGTGTATATTATATGTGATTGGGATTTTCCTTTACAACCCGAAAGAAACATGAAATTAAAAAATTGGATTACAAACGCAATTGACGAACTTCAAAATTCAGATGATTTTGCTGAAACCTTTGTTGAAAAACGCCTTGAACTTAGTAGAACTTACTTGAAAGATAAAGTATTATCAACATCACATGGTGCAGACATTTTTGAAAATATTTTGAAGTGTTTGAGTGGTGAAGAATGGAAAGAACAAGGGGTATATGGAGACAATTTCAGAAAGCTCATTAAAGAAAATCAATGAAAAATTTAATAACGTTAATGTTAAGCCTATTCATGATCCTCCATATTCTGGAAGAGAATGAAAAATACGAAGAAAGTAAATATCCAAAAGCGGTGGAGCCTGTAAAGGTTCCCGAACATATAATGGAAATTTATCGCGCTTCCGTATAAGTCGGAATATTTATACATCTTATGAGTGATACTATTCAAAATGGAAAAGGTGACAAACCTATCAATTGCCATTCGGAAAAATTCAAGGAAAACTTTGATAACATCAAAGGATTTGGATATAAACCGAAATGGCAGCTTGAGCTTGAAAAACAAGAAAAAGCAAAAAAGAAACCGAAAAAAGTTAAGCTGGAGAAAAAGACAAGTTCTGTTTGGTTGAATTCTAAGGAGTTTGAAAAAGTGAGGATCATAGATCCTGACGGGTGGGATCGTGAAAATTGGGAATTTTCGTTTTTCCATGAAAAAATCACAAAGCAAGAATTTGAAAGCCGATTGATTAAATCTACTATAAAAGCTTGACTTTTTACAATTGCTGATGTATAATTCTGTTATGAGAAAAGTTAAATCAGCAGGAATTTTAATCAAAAGCAATGACAAGGTGTTATTGGTTCACGCAACGGGTCAAAAGCCTGAAATGGGTTGGGGTCTGCCTAAAGGTAGAGTTGATGATGGTGAATCATTAACACAAGCAGCGGTAAGAGAGACATTTGAGGAATGTGGGTTGAGTATACCGGAAGACGGGTTACAACCATTGACAATGACCTCATACAACTCTTCGGATGAAGGGGAACGAATCAAAAAGGAACTTCATGTATTTATGTTTGAAACTGATGAATCTATTCAACAGGAAAAGTTGAGTTGTTCAACATTTTTCAATCCACATTGGGTAAAAAATGAGAATGTAAAATTGCCAGAAGTTGATAATTTCAAATGGGTGGAAATCTCGGATGTAAAGAACGTGGCAATGAAGTCAATTAAAAAGGTATTTGATTTATTATAATTTGACAAAATATTGAAATTATTGTATGATACTATCATGAATATAGAACAAGAAGAATTTGAATCGTTGGTTGATGATTTATTATATTTTGCCATGAAATATCACATGACAAGAAACAACGAGAGGGTAAGAAAACAGTTTGAAGTTCTTTTGAAATCATACGTTGCAAAAGTGTGTGCTGAAAGAATCCAAGATCAAAAAATTGTTGAAAAACTGAAAAAGGAACATGATGCCGGCAGCCAAGAAAAAAACAGCGAAGAAAAAAACGACAACTAAAAAGAAGGCTTCTGGAAAATCATTGTGGGATCATTTGACCGCAATCAAGACAATTCAAGATCCGAAATATTTTGACAAATTGACTGAGTCTGATTTGAAGACTTGGAATAACTACATGATATTGCGAACATTGTCATATAATGATGACTATCTGATTTTAGCAAACGAATTGAATCGTTTGTATAATCTAACTCCAAAACAACTTTATACGGTTCTCATTGATTTTCTACCGAAACAAAAAACTTACGAGAAATTCATTAGAGGCAAAAATGAAGGCAAATACTCCGGTGAAATCTTAGAGTTGGTTGCGAGGTATTTTGAAATTTCGGAAATTCATGCTGTTGATTATTTGGATATGTTTTATTCGTGTGATGAAGGAAAACGAGAACTGATTAAAATTACAGAAACGTATGGTTGGGATGCAAAACAACAAAAACAGAATTTATGAAGAAACAAAAAGTATTTAAAGCACCAGAAAACATATCAATTAGAGATAGAAATCTCCCGAGTGTATTTTTGGCTGGGACGATTGACACGGGCAACTCCATTGATTGGCAAACAGATTTGACAAAACAACTCAAGCTGAACTCCAACATCTTCAATCCAAGACGTGATGGTTGGGATGATTCATGGGAAACTACAATTAATTCTCCACAGTTCAACGAACAAGTAAATTGGGAATTGGATGCACTTGAAGAATCAGATATAATTGCTATGTATTTTGCAGATGGTAGTAAGTCTCCAATTTCACTATTGGAACTTGGGTTGTTTGCAAATCAGAATACATGGGCAGATGGCCCAAAACTTGTTGTGTATTGTAATGATTTTTATAGAAAAGGAAATGTTGACATTGTATGTCAGCGGTATAACATACCCGTATTCACAAACTATGAAACATGGGTTCAAGAAATCAAAAGAAAGTTGAAGAAAATAAGATGCGTATATTCGGATTAACAGGAGTAGCAAGATGTGGGAAAGACTCATTTTGTAGATTGGGAGTAGAATATTTATTTGAAACTCGTGGATGGTATGGACAACGATATGCATTGGCTGATGAATTGAAGGCTGATGTTGCTGGTTTTATCCGTGATAAAGTTGGAATTGATGTGGCAACGGACGATCCAAATGAAAAAGCATTAATCCGACCATTGCTTGTTGAATATGGCAGAATACAACGGATAAAATCGGAAGCACAGTATTGGACATCTAAAGTTGGTGAGAAGATTGAAAAGGATAAAATCAGCGATGTAGTCTTCATTACCGATGTTAGATATACAACATATCCGAAAGATGAAATATACTGGCTCCAGAATAAAATGGATGGAAAATTGATTCACATTTCACAATACAATGTTGATGCTTCTGGAGATAGAAACTATTTAGCTCCGCCAAACAAAGATGAAGCGGAAAACGATCCTGTGTTGAAAGCAAATGCAGATTATCACTTTGAATGGAAAACTGTATTAACTCAAGATGGTGAACCTGATTGGGTGAAAATGAAAAAACAAATTGGTGAATTTTTAGATAAAATATTATGAACGACGAAAACGAAAAAACAGTGGAGTATATTGTTACTCCTGAACATCCTGATTATGATGAAGTGGTTAAAAACACAATTGATTGTGAACCATGGCGTCAAACTGACGAAAATTTGAAACAAAGTGAAGAAGAGTTGAAAAATCATTTCAACGGTGGGGGTAACGACGATTCTAAGCGAGATGTCACATTCGCTTTGATTTTCGTTGTTGCAACGATAGTTGGATTCGTAATTGCTCAACTTTTGATGTGATGAAACCTTCGTGGGATGTATATTATCTGGCGCAGTGTTTTTTAATAGCACAACGAAGCATAGATACTGGAACTAAGTGTGGTGCGATAATCGTATCAAAGGATAACCGAGTATTGTCACAGGGCTATAACGGTCCATTGAAAAAAATACATGACTCCCAAGTTCCAATGACACGTCCTGAAAAGTATTACCACATGATTCACGCTGAAGAAAATGCTATATTGGCATACAACGGTAGTTACCAAGACATTCAAGGTTCAAGCATATACATCACGGGAACACCTTGTCACAAATGTTTGAGAATGATCATTCAAAAGGGAATTTCTGAGATTGTTGTTCCTGAGTTTCCAATTACAAAGTGTCAAGATGAAGGTGATTTGAAAGCTGCTGAATTTATGATGGAACAAAGCGACATCAAAATACGGACAATATCCGAGATTGATAGAATTTTCAAACTGTTTGACATGACAAAATATTACATGGATGAAAAACTCTCAAACTAAAAAAACATATTCACAGATATTGCCGTTTGACATAAATTGTAGAGTTGATAAACAATTCGGCCGATTGCCTTTATCTATAATGGAATTTGATTCCGCTTCAAAAAAGAAATGGGAATGTGCATATTTTGAACAGGATGAAACAAGTAGACGGCGAAGTTCAAACTGTGAATATTTGAAAAATCTACAATTTTCAGAATTTCATGCTGGTGAAGCTGAGTGGATTCTTCGATACTGGAGTATGAAAGGTTCTGTAGTTGTAGATCCATTTGCTGGTAGAGCCACTAGAGCCGTCGTATCTTCTAAATTGGAAAGGCATTATACGGGATATGAAATTTCTCCTGATACATTTAAAAAATCCAAAGAATTGTATTCAGACAATGGGATATCTCCAACATTATATCTGGGAGACGGGTGTAAGATGTATAATACCGAAGATGAATCGGCTCACTTGGTTTTTACATGTCCTCCATATTTCAATATAGAAAAATATGAAAATGTTGATTGTCAATTATCATCAATTGATTCTTATGATATATTTTTGGAAAAAATTTCCGAATGTGTTTCTAACATTTTTAGAGTTTTGAAACCCGGTGGATTTGTGTGTTGGAAGGTTGGTGACTGGAGAGATTCTACTGATTTTCGTTTGTTTTCACATGATAGTATTTCAATATTTAAATCTAACAATTTCAAAATATGGGATATGATTATTATTAAAAATAATTCTCCGTTTGCTGCGTTGCAAGCTGGAAAATCAGCATCAAAAAGAAAAACAAGCAAAATTCATGAATATTTACTGGTTTTTAAAAAACCAGGAGAACTTGACATTTCAGGATTACAAGCTGATGTGGATTTGATTGAAAATGAATCAGCGAACTCTTTTTTTGATTTTGAATGACTACTATAGTAAATCTATACAAAAGTGAATATGACGTTTATATTGGTCGTGATCCTCGTTATGGTGACACAAAGTGGGGCAATCCATTTAAAGACCCTTTGATGCCCTTGCATGAAAAGTTACAAAAATATGAAGAATATGTAACAAATTCACAACATCTAATGGATTCGTTGGGTGAATTAAAAGGAAAAAAGCTGGGTTGTACATGTAAGCCAAAACCTTGTCACGGTGATGTTTTAGTTAAACTCACCAATCAAAAGTTTGGCGGTGAACCTGTAGATTCTGAGTTTTTTGCTTATTGATTATAATTTCAGTTTGATATTTATGTACTTTACAGTCTAATCTCAAACAAGGGAACAAAAATGAAAAGCAAATTGAAGATAAATGTGTACGAATCTGAAATATTGAAATCGTTTCACAATCAAGATGAATCCGAAACCTTTGAATTTGTGTCAAAAATGATAAATGGATATGAATACCCTCACATCACAGCGAGAAATTTGATTCATCATTTAGCAGATTATGTCAATCAATATGTTGATGCTTCTTCTTCATTTGAAATTCAAACAACCAGCGACGAAAAAGGTTCTCTAGTAGTGAAAGTGGTTAATACCGCTTCTAAAGACGAACAGGCAACAGCTGAAGCGAATAGAGTAAAAGTTGTTGATGTGGAAAAATAAAGCTTGACAGTTTTTACAAAATAGGTTATAGTATATTCATGCAAAGCTTATTCTTAGATGACATTCGCAATCCCCATGGAGTAAAATGGGCGGTAACAGATATACAAAATCAAAACATTAAATTACCTGATACGGTATATGATATCGTACGTAATTATGATGAGTTTGTTGCTTATATTGACAAACAAATGCCAGACATGATTACATTTGATCATGATCTTGCTGATGAACATTACAATACATCGTTAAACCCTGACAATTTCAAGGAAAAGACAGGTTTACATTGTGCCAATTACTTAGTTGAAAAATGTATCAATGAGAAGCGTAGGTTGCCGATTGTGTATGTTCATTCCATGAATCCAATTGGAAAACGAAACATCATTTCATTATGCAACTCAGCAAAACGGAATTTTGACTTTTTATGAATGTAAATGAATTATACAGCAAATCAACATTGAATGCTGCTAAAATTAACAATGTAGCTGAAAAACGGAGAAATCAAAATGATCGTATTAAGCGTGAGGCTGTAATGCGATTTTTTCCACATTTAATTAATTTCATTGAAAAACAAATTGAACTTCAAGCTGAAAATGGCAACTTTACCTGTGTAGTATCAGTGGATAAAGTGGGGCGTACTGGTATTGAAATAAGAGGGATGAAAAATGGAATAGTTTGTGCGTGTGACTGGGATATTTATAGAGTCGTTGATGAACATTTTACACAACAGGGATTTTCAGTCAAGGCATTACCAAGCATAGAACGTACTAATTGGTATATTTCATGGGAAAATGCCGTAACTCCATTGGATTATCAAATATGAGTTTTTTAGATTACAGCGACCAAATAGATTATCCTATATTTTTACAGGAATGTAATAACCCAGCATCAAACGAGTTATTCAGAAATACTATCAACAAGTATCATAGCTATGTGAAATATAAGGATGCCCCCACGCGAAATATCCGTTGGTTGGTGATTGAAACATCTACTGGTCACTGTATCGGTGCTGTTGGAATTGCCAGTTGTGTACTTGCTTTAAAATCTCGCGATGGTTTCGTCGGATGGGATAAAGACGCACGAATGAAAAATTCCAACAAGGTTGCTAACAACTCACGATTTTGTTTGATTCCCAATGCGTCCAAATTGAAAAATGTTGCATCTATGACATTGAAACTTGTCGGTATTGAAGGCAGAAAAAGATGGAAAGAAAAATACGGTGACGATCTGGTTTTGCTTGAAACTTACATTGAACAAATAGACAATGGAGAATTACACCGTTCAGGAGCATGTTACAAAGCTAGTAACTGGATATATGTAGGAGAAACTACAGGTGTAAGCATAAGCAAGTCTCCTATGACACTGTGGAAGAAAGAGGATACTGCTCGTGGTAGATTATGTAGAGCGAATCCTGAAGCTGCCTTGGAAAAGTATGGAAAGTATTTAGGAGAAACTCAAAACGCTGGGTATAAAGTTTCAAAGTCAACTCCTAAAATGGTATTTGTGAAACCTCTTGTAAAGGATTGGCGAAAACACCTTGTGAATTAATCATATTTACAAGGAATATCCTCAAACTCTAGCCCGTAATGTTCGCATATATCCATACATTTCAACCAAGCTGCTTTAGCTTCTGTTTCATTTCCACTTTTGCTTAATGCTTTTAGTTTCTTGAGTTTTCCAAAAGTGCTTGCATCCATATTTTGATAAATATACTTCTCCATATGTGGAACGGTATCTTCTGTCTCAAAGTTGTCAATCTCCTTGCCATGCTTATCAGCTAAACCGCCTAATACATTCATATCAGTACTTGGATTCCATTTTTCTGTTAAATGACCATATCGTTCTTCGTATTGCTTTTTAAGCTTCTCCATTTTTTGATCAACTATACCATACTCTTCATTTAAAAAGTAAAGCATATTCATAATGGGAGTTTGAACAGTAGGCATAAACACTTCATTCATTTTGAAAAAGTTTTCTGCTTCTTGGGTTCCATCCTTGATTCCAGCTTGCTCTAGCATCAATTGACGTTTTCTAGTACCCTCTTTAATTTTCTCGTGATACTTGACATTGTAATGACCGGCAATCTCGTCAATCTTTGCTTTGGATTGTTTCGTTTGCTTTTTCGCTTCTTGTAATGACTCCATTGTAAAGTCATTCTTCATTAAATCTATTATTGAGTATTCTGACATATATGTATATATATCAAGAAAAATCAAAAAGATAACTGACGAATCATTTTGATATAATCCTGCTTGGATGTATTTGGATCTTCTTCAAATTTGTCTTGAACCATGTCAAGAATTTTTTTGAAATCTTTTCCAGGTTTAAATCCCATTGCAATCAAATCTCCGCCTGAGAATGGAGGTTTCTGAGGTTCATTTGTCATGTTTTCAATTTGTGATTGAATTTTTGACGTATCTACCGGCTTATTCAATGAATCCATCAATGATAATGCTGTATATGCATGTCTTCCAGCAATCCTTCTGAATTTCCGAACAGTTTTCAATGATTGATCCAAGTTAAAGAAATCTTGAAGTTCAATAGCATTTGCCACATCTGAAACGATGTGGTTGGGGTATTTCAAATGTTTCATCAATGATTCAACCTGCTGTTTCGGGATATCACTAAACAATACCGCAAGTTTAACTTCTGGCGATTTGTCACTATTCATTGCTCTCATTTTTTCCACGGTGAATTTTACACCAGGTAATACATTTTGAGCAATTCCAGAATTGTAGATCAATTTGAATGCTTTTCCACTTTTCTTCGTTTTGAGAATTTTGTTGAATTCTTCTTGGACTCTTTCACCTGAAATGTTTTTGATTTGAGCAGCGTTACGCTTTAATGCTCTCAACTGATCCATAGGAACATCCCAATCATATTTTACGAAGAACCTAACAAGACGTAACATTCTCAAAGGATCGTCTGAAAATGTTTTATCAGGGTCAAGTGGAGTTCTAGCAATTCCTTTTTCAAGGTCTGCTCTTCCCTTGCCTGTCAAATCCACGATCTCACCTGTTGAAATGTTCTTGAATAATGAGTTAGCAGTCAAATCACGTCTTTCAGCATCAGCTTTCAATGAAGCGCCGCTTACCTTTGGTTTTCTTGACCCAGGTTCATATTCTTCTGCTCTTGGTGCCACAGCCTCAATGTCAATGTCTGAAAGATCAACTCCATTGTGAGTGATTCCTTTCATAGTAAATTTGCTTGTTCCATATGTAGGAAATAAAATCGGGTTAGAACCTTCTTTATGATTCCCCATTTTTTTAGTTGCCCAATTGGCGAATGAAATTCCACCGTCTGGTAGATCAACCACAACATCGATGTCTTTGATTGGTTTACCCATCAATTCGTCTCGGACAGCTCCTCCAGCAACTAGAACTTTGTTCTCAAATTCTGTTCCTGAAATCAATTCTCTGAGAAAGTCAATGGCTAAATCTTCTTTCTTTCCCTCTTGTAGTAATTTTTTCAATTTAATCATTTTAACATGAAATACAATAAAATATTCAGCGGTAACGCAATTACAATTGTAAGTAGTGCTGAATGTTTTGTTGAAATCTCTTTTGGTTTTTTAGATTCTTCCGGTTGGAAATCCAGATCTAACTCTTTCCATTGATCTAATTTAGCTTGTTCTCTTGCTTTTTCTCTGTAACTTGGTCTCATTTTATACTTCTCATCATTTTTACCAATTTAACACCACGGCGTTTTACTTGGTCATACCATTTACTGTTTTTCATTTCATCGGCTGCTTTCTGAAAGTCTTTTTTATTGACAGCCGCAATCATTTTTTCAAATTTTTTCAATCTCGGACCACCCAAATTGAAACTCATATCCAAAAGAACCATTTGAGCTTCCTCTGGCAAACTGTCAAAGTTTTTGAAGATTGATTTTGCATCATTGTATGCTTTATTCAATGAGAATTTGTAAAGGTTTGTAATTGATTTATCAGTGAGTTCTTTTTCACCTTTCAATAATCCACGTATATCAACTCCTTTCATTTGCAAAAATCTCAAATTATCCTTGTCTGTTAGATTGAATCCAATTCCAATTGAATATCCGTCTCCATCTCTATATGCCCTTTTTTCAATTCCCTCATGATCTGCAATCTGTTTGAATAACGCGGTGTGATCAATTGCACCCTTTAGAGGTAAAACCGATGCTGCTGCTATTGCTAATGTTGATGCTATCTTTTTCATTCTTGATTCGTTTAGATTTATTCTAAACATACTATCTTTTTTTGCGTCAGTTGTCAAGTTAAAACTGTTGGTGAATGCTTTGGCGGCTGAATCTGAAATCGGCTTACCGATCATATACTCAACCTGTGGATGTTTTTGTTTGATGTATTTTGCCATTCGTTGAAGAGTTTTAGTTCCCTTGATGGGATTCATTTCCGCGTCTTTGGGTGCTGATACACTAGAAATGTATGCCAGTTTCCCTTCATTTGTGGGTGACATTAATTCATCTACTATGGCATAATCAAATTTCCCACCTCCATTTAATTCAACTGTAATGGAAATGTCTTCTAAGTCTTCTTCAAAACTTTCACGTAATAAGTTAATCATTGATTTCATATTTTAATATTTTGATTTTTTCATGTATGGGCGAATATCTACATTTTTGTATTTTTCAAGAAATTGTAATGTCTTCTTCAAAATTTGAATTGTCATTTCAACATCCGCTAAGGCGTTATGCCATCCAGTAGGTTCAACATCAAACGCTTTAGCGATAATCCCCAAACTCATTGACAGTCTTTCAGTCCCTCGTTTATCTGTCTTTATGAACTTCTGTCTGAATGCTTTAGCTGCATTATCATCTGAATTTTTGATGTATTCTAGTATTGGGGTTAAAACATTTTTGGTCAATGTTAATGTGTCAGCCACTCTGACATTTGTTGGGAATTGTAAATTGTATTTTCTAGCCCGTGATACTATTACCTTCATATCAAATCTAGCATTCTGTGCCATCAATACAACATTGTCAAACTTTGAAACAAATTTAATAAACGTTTCCAATAACTCTTTTTCTTCAACAAATTCAGCAGTTGGTTCATCGTATCTTGTTAAATCCATTGCCATCTTTGGAGTGAAGAAGTTATTTTTGTTAATTTTCATGTCTTTCCAATTGACACTTTGTTTATTTTTTCTTCCACGCTTGACTTTTCGTTTCAAACTTCCTTTTTCACGCTTCACATAATCCTTAAATTCAGGAGAAGTCGGTGATGTTGTCACCTTTTTAGAATCTGGACGAAGATTTGCTTTGTAATTCATTTTGTCAATTACATTGAAGTCGTCACCGTCAACTGCCATGGCTGCCAATTCTGTAAGTTGAATATAATCAATCTGGGTTTGTAATCCTAAAGTTTCCGTGTCGAACACAATGATAGTTTTCCCTTGATATTTTTTCGTGAATTGATCAACCAACTCACCCGCTTTTATCTGTTGAAGTTGAGTTTCCTCTGCAATTTGTTTTTCAACTTTTTCAAGTCGGTCATAATAATCTGGAAGTTCCCATATATGATCCAATGCAATTTCGTGTGCCATGTCTTGATCGCTTGTATGTTCCATTTCAACTTCAACTCCTTTTTCAAGCTGACTTTGGATGTTAGCAACATCTGTATGGTGTTTATCTGCAATATCTTGGATAGATTTGCCATCCGCCATCCCGCCTGGTATTAAATCTTTTAGTTTCATATTAGTCGTTGTATCTGTTTGATTGAGTCTGATGTATTCTTGTGGATTACACCCCTTCCGCCTGCTCGCTTAAACAACACGATGTTTTCTTCCATGTCATCGATCAATAAATAATCTTCTTCAGCATATTCCCACTTATCTTTTCCAGTACGAACTATATTGAATTTCAAATCACCCAATCCATGAGTTTGTAACCATTTCTGTTTACCCTTGGCAGTCTCCGGTCCCTGACCAGCAGTTAAAATTTCAGTGGGAATTCCTAAACCGAACACAAATTTAACCAATTCTTGTCCACCCGGCATCCAGTCCATAGTTGACCAAAAATCTTCACCACCATATATGATTAAACTCCATGCTGGGTTTGAGGTTAATTCCGTTTTACAACGAGTCTTCAATGTGTCGTAAATTTCGTCGCCATTTTTTGACAATGCATCATTTCTGATTTCAGTTGCACGTCGGTTGAACTCTTCTCGGTCTATTCCGAGGTTGTCAAGTTTTCTTTGTGAAACCAACTTTTTATTGTTTAATACAGACTTCCACAAATTATCATTTGCGAGATATTTTGCGTATTGTTTTGAGAAATCGCACAGTACGCCATCACAATCTAAATAAATTTTAGTAACCTTTTGTTCATTTTCCATAATATCACCTTCTATTAATTTTTTTAATTTTATCATTGTTAATATATATCATATTTTAATAAAAATCAAGAAAAAACCTCATCTATCTCTATTTATTGGTATGACGATAAATGAAAAATATAAATATGTAGTATATGAATTGTGGAATCCTATAAAGAATCAACCATTTTACGTGGGGAAGGGGTCTATTAAGAGAAAACGTTGGTTATCACATATACATGATGTTGATACCGACTCAAATCGTCACAAGACAAATACAATTAAAAAAATAATAAAAGAAGGATATTCTCTTGAATATAGGTTTGTATATTACACCAACGATGAAGAAACAGCATACAAAAAAGAAATACAGTTGATTGCTGAATATGGAAGACGTGATCTGAAAACGGGAATACTGACAAATATGACTGATGGTGGAGATGGTGTTAGAAATTTAATAATAACTGATGAATTCAGACAGAAATGCAGTGAAAATTTCAAAGGAGAAAAAAATGGAATGTATGGAAAAACCCATTCATCTGACGCTAGAAAACGGATAAGCGACATACGTAAATTACGTGAGGTTGAGTATAAACACACAAAAGAACACATTGAAAAGTTAAAAACTCATAATCCAGGAGCTATTGCGATGGGAAATCCTATCATGCGGTTTGATTTAAACGGTAATTTGATTGGTGAATGGCACGGAGTCAAAGCGGCGGCGAGGGAATTGTCGTCATCGGATTGTGAGTTTGAGTGTTATGCTAGAAAAATTAGAATTCGTGCTAAGAAAAATAAATGGGATTCGTTTTTGGGTTCATATTGGCGTGAATCTGATGATTACAATAAAAATGGATTCGTCTTTTATGCTAAGCCGGGTGTAAAGCGACAAGAAATTCACCAATTCACGTTAAATGGTGAATTCGTAAAATCGTGGGATTCCATTAAACAGATAGAACGTGAACTAAACCTTAAATATTCAGCATTATGGAAATCTGTAAAAAACGAAACGTCGTATAATGGGTTTGTATGGAAAAAGTAACCGATTCTTTTTTATAAGTATACTTGTATATTCAGATTAAACATATTCATAAATATTGTGTTTTTTCAATTTGACTTTATATTTACATTATAGTATACTTTTAGTTATGAATCAAGAAAAAAATGTTATGCCTAGCCGATTTAAATTCGGTCTCCATGAAAAACTTGGAATTCCAGCTATAATGTATAAGGATACTGGTGATGTATATGAGTCATTTGCCAAATACATACCAGAAGGCTTGGTTGTTCAGAGACTATGGGAAATTCGTGAAGATGAAATAATGAGGGATCGTTTGGTTGCTGGGACATCAATGGAAAATTCAAACGGAAATGATGGTGGTATTATCACCGATTTTTCTTCTCTTCCTGAATTGAAAGGTGAATTACATACGATATGAGAGGTATTGTAGCCGTTTCCAAAAATAATGTGATGGGTATCAATGGCAAGTTACCATGGTACTCTCCGGAAGACCTTAAATGGTTCAAACAAAATACCTTGAAACAAACGTTGATCGTCGGACATGAAACGTTTAAACATATACCATTGCTTCTTAGAAACCGAAAAGTATTTGTAATCACACGTGATGCTGGGAAATCGTTTGAACAATATCACCAAGGTGATAATAAAAAACTTGATGACTTAATTCAACATGAAACATTTTTTACAAGTAAATTGGATAATTTGCCAAGTGATTCGTGGGTAATCGGTGGGTATGAAATATTTGAGTTGTTTATTGATAAAATTTCAGATTTTCACATTTCTCATATTCCGGTTGATTTGAAATATTCAGTGGATGATGATGTTACGTTTTTTGATCATGTTGTGCTGGATGGATTCCGAAATGTGGGTACAACAAATAAAAAAACATTTTATATTCAGCATTATAAGCGTATGTGAAGAATATTTATATGCATGTCGGAAGTTAAACATGCATTGTATCATTATAAAGCTATCGTAACCAGTGTGTATGACGGAGATACTATCACCGTTGATATTGATCTTGGGATGGGGGTATGGTTGAAAGGCCAAAAAATAAGACTTCTTGGTGTAAATACGCCTGAAATTCGTGGAGAAGAACGTGATGTTGGAATCTTGGCTCAACAATTTGTAAGAAACGCAATACTTCATAAGGAAGTTATATTAGAAACGATAAAGGATTCTAAAGGAAAATACGGTAGATGGCTTGCCAATGTATATCCACCTGATTATTCAATGAGTTTAAATGATGTGTTGTTACTTGAAGGTCACGCCACAGAATATTTGAAAAAATAATTATTTTAATTTGACTTTTTGAAATTTTGTATATAATTATATAGTGATGATACTCAAACGGGGTCATCATACTAGTAGCCAAATGGTGCTGGTATATAGTTCAAAAGAATATAACAAAATGAAAGGATAACGAAATGAAAATCGTAAAACACACAGGTGGCTTGCCTACCTTATTTGATGAAATGCAAGATACACTAAATGCCGTATTAAAAGATGGTATGTTTAGTCCCGAATTCATGAAGCAGAATCTCGGAGTGGCTTATTCCAAAGCAGCTTATCCAAAAACGGATATGTACTATGAAGATGGAAAGATTGTTCTAGAAGCGGATATACAAGGATTGAAGAAATCGGAAGTATCAGTTGATCTAGAACCATCCGAAACCCGTAATGAAAGTTACCTTGTAATTTCAGGTGGTAAAAAAGAACATCCGATGGTTGAAGGAAGAAGATACGTTCACAAAGAGATCAAAAGATCAACATGGCGAAGGTCATGGTCGCTTGATGAAAACCGATTTGATGTCAGCAAAATCAGCGCGGATGTTAAAGATGGATTGCTGACTGTTAGTATTCCTGAATGGGAAAACAAAGAGGTTAATTCGGGATCTAAAAAGATCCTTTAAATTGTTGGGTGGGTGACAAAAGTTGCCCACCTTTATTTTTTACTTGACTTTTTAAAACTTTTATAATATATTATATTATATGAATTACAACATCACATTCAAAGATTTCTCCATGTAGATATCTACGACAATTAAGTTGTGGGTATGCTTACAAACATGAGAGATAGAGCATATAGAATACACCAAAAAGAACGAATCAAACACAAGATTATCAGTCGTTTGAAAAACGAACAGTGGAAAACGACTGAAATTGATTGGGAGAATATAATGTCCCATTACGATGAGACTGAAATGATAGTAAGTCGTTATACTCGTGGTGGATTAGAACATGAAATAGAATATGAAAGGGAAACCGATGAAAGTCATCAGGCACATTCCCTCGTATATTATATGAGCGGAGGAAAACATTACTGGAAAGCTCCAAAGTGGTTTAAAAAAATTTACAGCAGACGAAGAAGGGCAAAAGTGAAAGACAGAATGATACACGAGGATTACGACAACATTCCTGTCTTTAGAAAAGAAAACGATTGGAATTGGGATTGATATGGGTGACTGGAAAAAAAGAGGCGTAGACAGAAAGGATTTCAGAAATGGAAAGTCTGATTATACTGAAACCCAGAAATGTAGAAAAAAATCATCCAAAAAGCCTTGGTTGATCCAAACTCGTTTTACAGGTCGTTGGGTTGAAACTCACCACGTTGTATATGGAGGGTTGCGAGAAGAAACATTGTATGACGATGATGTATCAGATTGGCACAAAGACAGATATCGCCGAGAATGGAGAAATGAAAAACGATTTGCAAAGGAATCAGACGCAATAAATTGTTGGGAAGATTCAAAGAAAGAAGGAAAGTTTAATTTGCTTAGATGTTTTAGAGAAGAAAAAGGCTGGGAATATAGAATTATACACGAACAAGATTACAAGGAAGAGAAAAAAAATGATGAAGAGAAATAATTGGACGAATGAAGAGGTAGTTGACATTCTGAAAGGTCAAATGTTATGTGTAAATGAAGGCGCTGATGAAGCGGCACAAAAACAAGTTGATGATTGGAATACTTCGTTGAGTGATGCCATTGAGTATTTCTCATACCATTTTTCGGTATCTGATGATGATTACTCAGCTCTTGCTTACGATACTGAGAAGAAACAAATATTCCACATCGGACAGATTTTGCCAAAATGAATGAAATCCTTGGAAACTGCGATGTTTGTGGGCAACAAATGTCCAACGATAACTCAAACATACATCACTTGATTCCACAACTTAAAGGCGGAAGAACAGGGCCAACCATTCGTCTTCATACATATTGTCATAGTAAAATACATTCGATTTGGAACGAAAACGAGTTGAGAGATGTTTATAATGACATGTCTATAATCATGGATGATGATAGAATGAAAAGCTTTGCCAAATGGGTTAGAAAGCAAAAAGATGGAATCAAAATCTCCAACAAAATGACAAACACCCACAAAAGAAAACGAAAACGGTAATATTTATTGCCATGGAAGAACAAGCACAATACGGAAAAGCGAGAGTAAGAGATTATTCCGATTTGGCCAATCATCAAACGCCAACTAAGGCACCAAAATCGGATACGGAAGATTATATGAATGATATCATGTATACTCTTACGCGAGTCAATAGAATGATTGGGTCATTACTTCCTGTTGTGGATGAAGAAATACGTGGTGAATATCTCCAAGCGGAACAAACATACCGAGACATCGTATTTTCGCTTCTTGATATAATTGATGAAAAGGTGGGAAAGTAAATTTTATATAAGTGACTTTAAACGCTTTGCCACTTGGAAGAAAGTAGCTTTGATAGTGATACTATTAATCATTTTATTTTCAAGTGAATATTTCAGCATTTGGAAACAAGATGATGCTTTAGATTTTTCAGAGAAACCTCCGATTTACGGAATTCAGAAAAAAATAGATTTTTGACTTGACTTTTTATAACTGATGATGTATGTTCCAGTTGTGAAAAACAAAACACCACATACAGCCACTGGTAAAGTTCGTTATAAAAACGATTGGGTGGTAATAGACTGTCCATTTGACATTGTGTATTACTACAACCGTGTGTGTAATTGGATGCTCCACAAACAAAATAAGATAACGTGGCCGCTTCATGGTGCTCATATTACAGTAGTTGCTGGTAAGTATACGAAGGTAAAAAAGAATTGGGGTTATCGTGCCGACGAAACAGTTAAATTTAACTACGGAACATTAACAAATAACGATAATTATTTTTGGTTAGTTGTTGATTGTCCAGAAGCATCGGAAATACGTGAGAAACTTGGTCTATCTCCTGAACCTAAATGGCCATATCACCTAACAGTAGGATATCTAAATGAATAAAATAAAATTAACATTGTTACTTGCAACCGTTCTATTTTTGGGCGGGTGTGCCACCAAAAGTGAAATAATTGAAACTGACAAGTGGATCAAGATAAAACAAGGAAGTCGTGAGGTCTGGATAGATCAACGTAGATTAGAACTTATCCCTCCGGGATACACATTCAGAAAATAAAATAAGTTTTTCTTGACATTTCAATGAATGTGTAGTATTTATTATATTATGATATTATTAAAAGAATTGGTTGAGCAAGTATTAGAAGAATCTACAATGGGATATATTCCTGCCTGGATGGATAATCGTGGTGAGGTCATTCGAGTTACTTCTCATGCTGATTTTGGAGCGGAAACTCTCCAAATGGGATTAGACCCTATGGATTTTGATGATATTGAGAAGATATACGATGGTATGTATTCTAAGGGTTATGTGAGAGTTACAATCGAACCAAATCAAATTATGTATGATTATGATACTAGACCCCCATCACGAATTCAGTTACGTACGTTAAAAGACACTGGAATAACGAAGAACCTCGTCGTATCAGATGCCGTTAGTGGTAGGATTTTATACAGTCCACATAGATAATTTAAAACAAATGAAAAAGTCGAGGAAAAATAAAATAACTTTTTTCTTGACATTTTAAACAGTATAATGTATATTTAATAATAACACAACAAGCCTGATATTGATAAGGCTTGCTGTAACAGTCAAACGCAAACATTCAGATAAAGATATGAATAAGCAAAAAATTATAGATGCCATTAATGGCAAGCCTGAAAAGGCATACCTTTTGGTCACTGGCGGAGGAACCCGCTTTATCGGTGACTTTCTGGAACAAGGTGGTGGTAGTGCCACTATTCTCGGATTTGAAGTTCCATACGCAACGGAAGCTTTTAATAAAGCTCTTGGGTATGAAATTGACAAATATTGTGATGAAAATGCTGCAAAGCGGTTAGCATTAGCTGCCTTTAGAAAAGGTGAAGCGGTAAATGACTACAAACGACTTGAACAAACAATTGGGTTTGGTGTTACATGTTCTTTGAAAAAAGACGGTGAAAGAGAAGGACGAGAACACAAATTATTCATCAGTTACTTCAATGGAAAGACTTTGAAAACGTTGGGTATTAAATTACCAAATGTTGATAGAAAATTACAAGAGAAAGCTGTATCTGGATTGATCTTGGGTTTCATGGCTGATGCTTATGAAATGCCTGATGTATTTGACAATATGCTTACAAAGCCGATTGAGGACGTTATAACTTATGCAGATGAAGTTGATACAGAATATGGTGAAGCATACGGAAACATACCAATTGCACTTCTCGGAGAATGTGACCCACGGAATGACATAATTTTTCCTGGCAGCTTCAACCCACAACACGAAGGTCATGCTGAGATTGCGAGGTTGGTTGAAAAACAAACAGGCAAAAAAGTTTATTTTGAATTGTCTGTTAAGAATGTAGAAAAGCCAGACGTTTTACCACGAGATTTAAACGATAGAGCAAAACAATTTGATGAAAATTTAATTGTCAGCAATCTTCCAAAATTCATTGACAAAATCAAATTTTATGAAGGTGCCACATTTGTTGTTGGTGCTGATACAATGAATCGTTTGGTGTGGGATTATCCATATGAAGATTTGTTGATGTTGCATACACATGGAATCAAATTTATTGTGGTTCCTAGAGATGGGATGTTTGAAAATGGAGAGTATGAAGCATTGGCTGACGCACCTCTTCAATTCAAAGAATTGGCAATTGATATGATTGCAATGGTGTTGGATTACACCAATCCAATCAGTAGTACACAAATTAGAAATGGAGAATAATAAAATGGAACCATATGACACAATGGAAGATGACAAACGTATGTTTGATATCGGTGGCGGAATTAAAAAAGGCGAATTGAATATAGTCGTCGCTTCCAAAAACACAGGCAGAAGCTTGATCAAAGAAAACAAAATGAAAAAACTAGCAGTATTAATCGGAAGATTTCAAAGTGACGAAATGTGCTCTGAAATGAATACACAAATCCTCAGACTTTTAAATGAAAATGATAAAGTGTTGATTTTACTTGGGTTGAGTCCTGTAGTTGCAACGAAACAGAATCCAATGGATTTTGAGACACGTAAGTTGATGGTTGACGAATACTACGGTAACTTTGAGTCTTTGCATATTGGATATGTGAAAGACAATAGAAGCGACGATGAATGGAGTAAATCAATTGACGAACAAGTAGATAGATTTGCAAAGAAACATAAGCTGAAAACTATCAGCGGTATTCATGGCGGAAAATACACATTCTGCAAACATTACAACGGCAAACACAAAGCAGTTGAGTTATCTCAGAAAATCTACAAAAACAACGAGACTCAGAATGCTCGTGCTGGCAGTTCCGTAAAGGGAACAAAGGATTTCCGCGACGGTGTCATTTGGGCTACACAAAATCAATATCCCAAAGTTTATCCAACTGTAGATGTTGCTGTTCTGGATGGTGAAAATCTGTTACTTGCTAGAAAGCCAAATGAAACCAAATTCAGATTCATCGGCGGTTTTGTTGATACCAATGAAAAGTTTGAAGATGCTGCCAAGCGTGAAGTGATGGAAGAAGCTAATATTGAGATACAAAATCTACAATATATGGGAAGTTTTATGATTGATGATCACAGATACCGCCGTGAGGTTGATAGTATAACCACAACATTCTTTGTTGCTGAATATGTTGACGGTGAACCAAGAGCACAAGATGATATTGAAGAGATACGATACATTCCACTTAGTGAGATTGATGTTGACGATTTAGTTCCAGAACATGCTGAATTATTTGAAACATTACTCAATGATGCTTACGATGAAAATGGGAATTTTATACTATGAAAACAACAGTTGAATTGACGGGAGACGAACTTGAAGAAGCAATCCTTGAATATGTGGGATCAAAAGGATTGATCGCAACTTCTCCCATTAGATTTTGGGTTCCAACGGCGAATGAAGATGGAATTAGAACAACGTCTGTGAGAAAAGTTGAATTTGAAGTTGAATTTGTGGATTAGACAAATGATGGAAAAACCAACAAACGTATAAACCCCAACATGTTACGTGAATTTGAGAACACTGGATGGGTGAGGGGTAGAATAAACTTTAATCACCCGTTTAAAAAAACTTGACTTTTGCCATTTTACATGATAGGATGGTAATCTAATAAACAATAATCCTGATAAAGATAAGGAAAAAATAAAATGAAACATAATATAATAATGGATGTCGATTCCTACAAAGTAGGACATAATTTAGTCTATAGACCCGGTACAGAGGTCATTTATAGCTACTTTGAGGCACGTAAAGGTGCAGAATACAACGAGGCGGTTTTCTTCGGATTACAACCTTTGCTTAAACGGCTTGAGGGGGTAGTGGTAACACAAGACCTGATTGATACAACTGCTTTGAAAATTAAAGCTCACTTCTTCGGAAATGATACTTTTTTCAATCGTGAAGGTTGGGAATACATTGCCAATGAGTTGGGTGGAAAGCTTCCAATTCGGATTAAAGCTGTTCCAGAAGGAACTGTAGTTCCGATTGACAACGTCATGATGACAGTTGAAAATACAGACGAAAAATGTGCTTGGTTGACCAACTACCTTGAGACTTACTTGAGTCGCGTTTGGTATCCAATTACAGTGGCAACCAAAAGTTACCAAACAAAGAAAATCTTGAAAAGATATTTGGATGAAACGGCAGATGCTGATTTTCTTCTTCCATTTATGCTTCATGATTTTGGAAGTCGTGGTGTAAATACCTTTGAGGGTGCTGGTTTAGGTGGTGCTGCTCACTTGGTAAATTTCTTGGGAACTGATACAATGGTTGCATTGGATTATGCAAATGAGTATTATGACGCACCATTTGAAGGATTGGGTCATAGTGTATTTGCAACTGAACACAGTGTAATGACTGCTGGTGGTCCAGAAGGTGAAATGGAGATCGTTCAAGACTGTCTTGATAAAAACCCACTTGGAATTGTAAGTTTAGTCGCCGACAGTTACGACTACTACGAGTTCGTGAGACAAATGGGAAGCACCTTTAAGCAACAGATCATTGATCGTAATGCTAACGCTGGTGATATCCCAACGAAGCTTGTAATCCGTCCTGACAGTATCACGCCAACGCATGAAACTCCTGAAGAGTTGGTCGTGTGGACATATCAACAACTTGAAGCTGACTATGGTGTGACATTAAACACAAAGGGTTACAAAGAGTTACATCCTGCTGTTGGTGTCATTTGGGGTGACGGAATTGATACCAAAGGAATTGAAAGAATCCTTGAAGCTCTTAAACAAGCTGGTTACAGCACCGGAACGCAGATCTTCGGTCAAGGCGGCGGGCTGCTCCAGAAGGTAAACCGTGATACATTGAGACATGCTTTCAAATGTAGTGCTCAAAAACGGAATGGTGAGTGGATTGATATCCAAAAGAATCCATTGGATCAAACCAAGAAAAGTAAAGCTGGTCGTCTCGGGTTATACATTGGGAATGATGGTAAAGCTACCACATACCGTCTGGATGACTTGAAAAATGCTGCTCACGGACCTGTGAATCATTTGGTTACGGTTTATGAAAATGGAGAAATCCTTGTGAATCATACCTTTGACGAAGTCAGAGAACGTGCTAAAATCTAATTGAATGGGGCGGTGGAATTTAACCGCCCCTTTTTCTTGACATTTCAACAAAACTAATTTAAAGTATATAACATGAAAGAAGTACACATATTATACAGTGACCTAGATGGTAACGAACATGGTTGTTTTTCCAAGATGGAAATGGCAATTGACAAAGCAAAAGTTATGATTGAGAAACAAGAGTCCTCACTTACATTAGAACCTTCCCATTTGTATATAATCACACATCAAGTTGATTCTAAACAAACTATTGGGGAAATGACATATATGGAGAATGTATTATGAAAGATTTAATCCTTTTTATTCTGACGATTTTGCTGTTGGTTTTTGTTTTTGAAGCATCCAACAATGGAATCAAACCAACGATTGACAAATATTGGCTTGGAAAAGACAACATTGAACAAGTAGAAATCAAAAAATGAAAATATTCAGCGGTAGCTCTAACAAAAAACTAACCAAACAAATTTGCCAATTCTTAGATGAACCATTTGGGAATGTATATCTACATGCTTTTCCGTCTGGAGAACGGTATTGTCAGTATAAAGAGAACATACGAGGCCAAGATACGTTCATTATCCAAAGTCTGGATACACCTGTCAATGACAATCTAATGGAGTTATTGATCATGATTGATGCTGCTAAAAGAGCATCTGCCAGTCGTATTACCGCTGTGATTCCTTACATGGGATATTTACGACAAGACCGTAAAACAAAAAGTAGAACGCCTATTTCTGGCAGACTTGTCGCAGATATGATAGAAGCTGCTGGTGCCAATAGAATCATCAGCATGGATTTTCATTGTGCTCAAGCCCAAGGATTTTTCAAGATACCCGTAGATCATTTATATGCAACACCTGTGATCACAGAATATCTTAACAAAACCAACAACATCAATGTGGTTGTATCTCCAGATGTGGGCGGAGTTAAACGTGCTCACGCTTATGCTGAAACATTGGATGTATCTTTTGCATTTATTGCCAAGAAACGTATATCAGACACGGAAGTAGAAAGTAGTGAAGTATGTGGTGATGTTAAGGACAAAAATGTATTATTGGTTGACGATATGACAGAAAGTGCTGGTACGTTGATATCTGCTGCTGATATTTGTAAAGAAGCTGGTGCTAGTACAGTGACATGTGCCATTACCCACGGAGTATTTACAACCAAGGCACAAGAACGATTTGAAAGCGCTGGCCATGTGATAGATGAATTCATTTACACGAATACCACTCATAACAAAACCATAAACCTACAGAATTCCAGAGTGGGGAAAATGACAGAATTAAACGTGGGTAATCTGCTTGGTAGGGCAATTAAACGAACCCACACAAACGAAAGTATATCTGAATTATTTCAAGTGGAAGGGTTTTAAAATGATAACATCTGAACAATTAAAAGAGTTGGCATTAAAGGATGATAGAGCCAAAGCATGCTTAGATTATTTAGAGGATCTACATTACTTTAAAAATTTAGCGACAGCGCCTGCCAGCGAGGTGATCAATGCACATGATGATTTATTATTCTCTGCACAAAAACTTAAAGACGAATTACAAAATTTCCTTGACAAACGACAAGGATACTGATATATTGTTATTATGGAAACTGAATACGTACTATACATTTTAATGAGAACTGATTTACCTTCAATGAATCCAGGTAAAGCAATGGCACAAGCTAGTCATGTTAGTAATGCTTTTGTCGCTGATATTGACGATAGAACAAAACAAGAAGAAGCTTTATGGGCGGAAAGTAAATCTGTGACTGAAGCTGCTCTTGAATGGAAAAACACAACCTGTCAAGGATTTGGTACTGTATTAGTATTGGGTTGTGATTTGGTTGAAATTGAGAATGTGGATCTTAACATAGTCACTGCTAAACTACAGAATCAAGTTGTGTTTGATTATCTACACGACCCAACATATCCGTATATTGTAAATTTGGAAGTTAAGGATTTGATAGACCGTGATTTTCACACCGAAGATCCACATGAACTTGAAAGCGGTGACTTTGTATGCTTCAGAAACGAAGTAACATGTGCTTATTTATTTGCTGACAAAAACAGTGAAACAACCAAGAAATTAGTTGGACATTTAAAACTACACCCATGAAACGATTAAAAATATACTCTAGTTATTTGAACTTGGTTTTAAGCGAAAATAAAAATTTTGAAATACAGTGGCATAAACCATACAGTTATTCATACTGTGGTTTCAAATTTGATTTGAGCTTCACGAGAAAATGTGATCATGCTGGTGGTGGATTGTATTTACATTTTCTATTTTGGGGAATTGACTTCAATGTTTACGACAAACGACATTGGGATCGTAGAAATGATTGTTGGGAAACTCCATCCCGAAACGATGATGATTTTAGGCACAAATTATGAAATTGGAAAAATATAGAATCGTAGAACGAAAAAACCATTATGGGGGAATCTGTTATGTCGTCCAAAACAAAATTTTGTGTTTCTGGTGGTATGATTGTAAATATCCAAATGGAATTTTAGTCGGTGGGAAGTCGTTGATGGAAGCAGAAGATGCATTGCGAAGATTTAAATATAAACCTCAAGATAATATAGTATATGAAGACTGAGACAAAAGTAATACCTTGTGCATGTTATGGCGAAGGATTGATTCTTCGGAAAGATGAAGATGATTTTCTTGAAGTATATTTTTACACTATTGGATGTGAAGGTAAAAAATTAGGTTTCAAAGATAAACTGAGATATATCTGGAGAGTGATTACAACAGGAAAACCATTTGGAGATCAGGTTATGCTTGATGAACAGAGAATGATTGAACTGAGAGATTACCTTAACTTACAAATAGATACACAAACGGAGTAACATTCATTACTTTGGCAACCATTAATCGTGTGTTGCCTGAAACAAGATGATATTGATGATCATGTTTCATAACAACGGGTGCACTTAGTTGTTTCCCGCTTCGGAATGCTTCTTTAAATTCTTTCCATTGGGATTTGTATTCTGGATCAACTTTTTGTTGTTTGTGAGCGATATCAACAATTTCCAAAAATGAATTTGCTTTTTTACAATCACAACGGCCGAGAGTTTCCCAGATTTTGTTTGGGAGCATTCTGATTTCACCGCGTTTGAAATCTTCTTTCAGTCTATCAAGTGAAATGTCAAATTCTTCAGCGACTGCTTCTAAATCTTTCAATTCATTTTCAAGTTTTGGGGTGGTCCATTTATTTTGGACTTCTAATAACAATTTTTTAAGCGACTCATCCATATATTCATAAATATTCAGTTTTGTGTTTTTATATCTTGACCTACCACATTTTTGATGATATTATTCCAGAATGGCAGAAGAAAAGAAGAAACAACTAAACACATCAGGTAGAAAGCGAGTAAGCTATAGTCAGTTTTCAACTTGGTTTAAGTGCCCATATTCGTATAAGTTAGCGTATATTGATGGGTTATCCACGTATGAAAACAACGTCCACGTCGCATTCGGTTCGGCGATACACGAAGCAATCCAAGATTTTCTGACGAAGTTATTTAATGAAGGTGGTCGTGAAGCAGATGGATTTGACATCATAGGGCGATTCAATGAAGTTTTTGCAAAAGAACTGAAAGGAGAGAAAAAAGTCTCAGTCAAAGATGATGATGGTAATTATGTATTAGATGACAATGGAAAGAAAACATACAAAACCATATCAGACCCAGTGGATATATCGGATGATGATTTTGATACTTTTACGGAGCATGGAGAATTAATTTTGAAACACATTTCAGATTATTCAAATCGTCAAAAGTATTTTCCAACTGACAAATATGAACTTGCTGGGATTGAAATTCCAATCAATATGGCTGTCATGAATAACTTATCTTTTGTTGGATATCTTGATATAGTACTTCGTGAAAAAGCATCAGGCAAAATCAAGATCATTGATTTGAAAACATCTACCAGAATGTGGAATAAATATCAAAAAGCAGACATGCATAAGATAATGCAGTTGTTATTCTACAAGGCTTTTTACAATCAACAATTTGGGATTCCGCTTGACAAGATTGAGGTAGAATTTTTGGTGTTGAAACGAACATTAATGGAGAATGCTTCTTTTCCAGAGGGAAGGATTCAAAAAATAACCCCACCATCAGGAAAGGTTATGATCAATGACGCTGTATCAACGTTGGTACAATTCATTGAGAATTGTTTCACACCGGATGGCGTATACAACGTAGATGGAAAATTTAGAAAAAACCCACACAAAGGAAAAACCAAATACAGCAATTGTAAATATTGTGAATTCTCTTGTAAAGAGGGTGGTCCATGTGACAGAAAAGAAGGAATATAATGAACAAGACAAAATCAAGCCGGATTCAAATCAGCGGATGTGCTTTGCTTACAATCATTTTTATCATCCTCAAATTGACAGGAAACATAGCATGGTCGTGGTGGTGGATATTTGCTCCATTGTGGATTCCATATGCAATCATTTTTTCAATTCTAATTTGTATAGCCGGTTTTGTTTTCGGTCTTGCATTTTTGGCATTAATTGCGGAAATGATTGGAAAATAAATTTGAAAAATAAAATAAAGGTAAATTATGAGTGACTATATACTAAATACAGAAGACGAAGACAACAGAGATGAATTATACTCAGTTGATAATATTGAATTAACAGACGATGAAAAGCTTGTCATGGAAAAGATGCAAGAACTTTCACAGTTATGTTCAGAAAAGAAGATTCCAGCATTTTTGAGTGCTAAGTTGTCAAACAGTGAAGATCCGCTGGCCGCTTGGTATTTTGATGAAGACCCACAAAAAGCACATGCGGTATTTATTAATGAATTTGCTGCATTGTTTTTGCATATCACATCAAAGATGACCATGACTACTATAACCGCAAAAAATCCTAAAACGGATCAAGTGGTGTATGAGGTTCATCCAGATAAGGCTGTAGAAAATGAATCATAATGAAGAATGGGAAGAAATTCTACTAGAAGTGGAAGCTGTCAAAGTTAATACCGAGGAAAAACTGAAGTATGTCAGTTGGTTGATGGAAAATCGTGATATGCTTATGAAGGTGGCTGATCAGACTTATAAACTTCAAATTCAACCCCTTGAAGAAGAAATTTCCAAACTCAAAACAGAAAATTCATTTTTGAAAAACAAAATTGATAATTTTCGCGGTGGTGCGAACGAAAACTGTAAATGACAAAGATAAAAGCAAAATACCCAATCAAAGTTGGTGGTCCAGATGGAAATTTGATCCCGAAAGGTGAAATTGGAAAATTGATAAAGTTGGAAGAATCAACCAAAATTAAGAATTATTTTCCAGCGATCAAAGAGAACCCAACATCGGATTATTGTTTGGTGAGGTTTCCAATCGTGGGTGAATTTATATGCTTATCAAAACAAATTGAAAAAATTGAAGATGAGTGAATTAGACTATTCAGATGTTTCATTGGTTGCTAAATATTTTGATGGTGATAGTAGATCTAAACTAGATACATCAATTGAGTTATGTGGGCATACATTCAAGTTACCTGCAATCCCATCCAATATGAAATGTTGTATTGACTATGAAATTGCGGAGAAGCTAAGCGAAGCTGGTTACTTTTACGTGTTACATCGTTTTATGCCATACAAGGAGTTGTGTCAGTGGATTTTGGATAGTAATGAAAAAGACTTGAAGATGATAAGCATTTCACTTGGAGTCCAAGATCAAGATTACAAGTTGGTTGAATGGTTGGTTAAAAATGACTCACCTGTTGATTTCATAACGGTTGATATTGCACATGGTCATTGCAAAAAGATGCGAGACTTTCTATCCCACTGTAAAACTGTATTGGTGGATGAACCAACTAAAATCATAGCAGGAAACGTCATGACTCGTCAAGGTGTAGAAGACTTGTCAAGATGGGGTGCTGACGCGGTGAAGGTAGGCATCGGCCCAGGAGCCGCATGCTCGACTAAACTCATGACAGGCTTCCATTCTCCGATGTTCTCAACTATTCAGAAATGTAAAATATCAACTCAAACTGCTCCGAGAGAGGTTATTGCGAAAAAAACTGAACAAGAAGCAATGGATTATGTGAATAACACCACACGACCTAAAATGCATCATTCATCTGCCACGTTTGAACCTTCTTTTTCAAGTCCATGGGATGAGTTGGTATATATCAAAGCAAATACATCCAACGGCAACCTGCATATCCAACAAGAGAAATTTAAAGAGGTTTTGAATAATGAGATTGACAAACGATTCCAAGACTGTCAAGTTGATCCAGTTCCAATTATTGCTGATGGAGGCATTCGTCATCCTGGTGACATCGCCAAAGCAATTGCAGCTGGTGCTGACATGGTGATGGTTGGCTCAATGTTTACTGCTTGTGTTGATAGTCCAGCGGAAGATATCATGGATGATGATACATTGACGGTCAAAAAGAAAGTGTATTATGGTTCTGCTTCAGTATCCAATGGAAATAACAAAAACATTGAAGGTACTACGGTAGAATTGGATTGTAATGGCAAAACATACATGGAATATTTAGATGAATTACAAGGTCATTTACAGTCGGCAATCTCGTATTGTGGGGGTGATCGGATTGATGATCTAAAAGGATGTGAATATATTCAACACGCTTAATTTTTAGGCAATAAATATGACCAGTAAAGCATTTTTCATGGGGTTTTTGTCGAAGAAAAAAATAAAAATTTTATTTTGGTGAATGCTTACTGCTTACCAGATATATACAATATTTAAACTTACAATCGATATTATATGTTGACTAAAACAGCAAAATATATTACAATTTATTTTTAAAAACACGAAAGGATTATAAAAAATCATGTCAATTAAAGCATTACAAGACTATACAATTTACGCAAAATATGCCAAATACGATACAGATCATCAACGCAGAGAAACTTGGGAGGAACAAGTTGATCGTGTATTTTCAATGCACGAAAGAAGATTTGCAAAACAATTGAGTGAAAACGAAGAATTCCGTAAGGATTTTGAATTTGCCAAAAAACAAGTTGCAAAACGAAGAGTGCTTGGGAGTCAAAGAGCGTTACAATTTGGAGGACCATCAATTGAAAAACACGAAGCAAAAATGTTCAATTGCATCGTTTCGTATTGTGACAGAGAAAGATTCTTCCAAGAATGTATGTATCTTTTGTTGTGTGGATGTGGGACTGGATTTTCGGTACAAAAAGAACACATTCAAAAATTGCCAGAAATTGGAAAAAGAACCAATGGTGAATTTGAATATGTCATACCTGACAATATAGAAGGATGGGCTGATGCCATTGGAATGGTTGTCAATTCATTTTTCAAAAATTCAACAGCGTTTTCAGAATGTAATGGAAAAAAGGTTTCATTTGACTTTTCATTGATTAGGCCTGCTGGAAGCTTCATTTCAGGTGGATTTAAAGCACCTGGTCCAGAAGGGTTGAAAAACTCCATCAAAAAAATTGAAGAATTGGTTCAAAAACGAATATCAAGTGATGGTTTTACAACTGATGAATTTGCTGGAAAACTACGACCAATTGATGCTTATGACATTGCAATGTATATGTCTGATGCTGTATTATCAGGTGGTGTTAGACGTTCTGCAACGATTTGTGTATTCTCATTTGACGACGATGATATGCTTGGTGCTAAAACTGGTTCATGGTTCATTGAGAATCCACAACGAGGGAGATCAAATAATTCTGTCATGTTAATCCGTGATAAAATCACCAAACAACAATTCACAAAGATCATGGAGTCAGTGAAAGACTTTGGTGAACCAGGTTTTATATGGGCAGAAGATTCAGGAATTCTCGTAAACCCGTGTGTTGAAATTGGCTTTTACCCCAGTTTGGACATTCGCAAATTATCTCCTGAGAAGTTAGAAGCATTTAAACAAACTGACGAATATAATGAATCCAATGTATTTTACAGTGGATGGCAAGCATGTAATTTGTGTGAGATAAATGGTCGCAAAATCAAGAGTGAAGAAGATATGAAGCAAGCTTGTAGAGCTGGCGCTATCATCGGAACTATGCAAGCTGACTATACTACATTTCCGTATTTAGGATTGACTTCACAGTATCTTGTTGAACAAGAAGCTCTACTTGGTGTTTCTATGACAGGTATGATGGATAGTCCAGACATTACATTTGACCCAAAAATCCAAAGAGCGGGTGCCAAAGCGGTTCTTGATCAAAACGAAAAAACAGCAGGTCACATTGGAGTTAATGTGGCAGCTAGAGCAACGTGTGTAAAGCCTGCTGGAACTACTTCATGTGTATTAGGAAGTTCAAGCGGTATTCACCCACACCACGCTCGTAGATATTTCAGACGAGTTCAAGCGAACAAGTTGGAGTTCCCACTTCAAGAATTTACAAAACACAATCCACAAGCAGTAGAAGAATCTGTTTGGAGTAACAACGGAACTGATATGGTTATTACATTTTTATGTGAAGTGCCAAATGGATCGGTTGTCAAAAACCAACTATCAGCAGTAGAACTTTTAGAGAAGGTGAAACTAACTCAGCAGAATTGGGTTGAAGCTGGAACAAGAGTTGATAAATGTTCCAAAGAGTTTATACGACACAACGTTTCAAATACAATTACGGTTAAACCGGATGAGTGGGAGGAAATAACACACTTCATTTATGACAACCGAAAATGGTTTGCTGGAATTTCATTATTACCTTCAAGTGGAGACAAAGACTATCCACAGGCTCCATTCACCACGGTTTTTACGCCTAATGAGCTTGCCAAGATGTATGGTGACGCATCGGTATTCGCTAGTGGTTTGGTTGTAGATGGTCTTCACGCTTTCAACAACAATCTATGGGCGGCTTGTGACTGTGCTAGTGGTATTGGGGAAAAGTTATCAGATGAAATGAAAACTTCTGAACAGCCAAATAGACCCAAGAAGAATGGATATACCGATAAAGAATATTCCAATAAACTTGTAACATATGCGAGAAACCTTGAAAAGTATTTCGTGGAACAAGAAGAATATGACATGTGGTATAACAAAAAAGATTGGATTAGACGAGCGAAGCAATTTGCTGAACGTTACTTTGACGGCGATCTGAAACAAGCCACATACTGTCTGAAAGACGTATCTAATTGGAAAACTTGGTGTGATTTACGCAGAGAATACAAAGAAATTGATTGGTCAAATGTTTATGAAGCAAATGAATTCTATCAGAATGTGGATGAAACTGCTGGTGCTGCATGTGCGGGTGGAAAATGTGAATTGTTCTAAATCATTGATATACAAATGGTTATAATGGATACTGAACATTGTCCGATCTGCAAAAAACAAAACAACTGCATGTCATCATGTATGTGGATTGGGTCAAAAAATTGTTGGTGTAGTGGGGAAGATATCCCCACTGACCTAATTGACTGTTTGCCAGATAGTTATCGTGATACAGCTTGTATTTGTAAATCATGTGTTGAAAATTTTCGAAAAGGAAGCTTGACAAAACCAGAATTGTTTATTAGAATGTATACTGATAAACATTAAATGAAATATAAGAATATTACACAAAAAAAGGGCGACACTGGCTTTACCGATTTATGTCTCGGTGGACGTGTGTCCAAAATAGATCCAAGAATTGATGTCGTTGGTGAAATTGACGAATTCCATGCAACACTTGGGTTGTGCCGAAATGATTTAGATGGTATTACATGTTCACATCTTAATAAAATACAATTGCATTTAACCTTGTTAATGGGTGAGATATCAACTGCAGATGAAAATAAGCAAAAATACAGAGAAACGTTTGACTTCGTTTCAAATTCACATTTGAAGTATATTGATGACCTTCTAAATTATTATGCTGGAATTCTTGACGATTTAAATAGAGATCAACGTGGTTGGGCATATTATGGACACCGTGGAATTCCAGCCGCCAAAGTGGATCACGCTGGAACTGTGTGTCGTAGATGTGAAAGACGCGTAGTGGCATTGAGTGATCAATTTGAAATTCGGGAGGAAATACTCGCTTATTTAAATCGTTTAAGCAAGGTTTTATACTTAATTGCTCGGTTTTTCGAAAACTAATAGTTATTATAATTTGACAAATCCTCATGGGTATGGTTTAATGTAGTCATGAGTTTTTTAACACACAATACAGAAGGGAAATAGTTACAATGGCAACATTCAAAACAATCGCCGAAGGTTACAAAAAGAGAAAAGATGAAACATTCTCTCTCGAAGAATACATGGAACTTTGTAAAACAGACAAAATGGCTTATGCTACTGCCTCCGAAAGGGCGTTAGATGCAATAGGTCAGCCAGAGTTTGTTGATACACAGAAAGATCCAAAGCTTGGAAGAATATTCCAAAACAGAACAATCAAGTTATACCCAGCATTCAAAGATTTTTACGGCATGGAGGATGTCATTGAAAAAGTCGTTGGTTATTTCAAACACGCTGCTCAAGGGTTAGAGGAAAAAAGACAGGTATTATACCTACTTGGACCTGTTGGTGCTGCTAAATCAACATTGGCCGAAAAAGTCAAGGAATTGATGGAAGCTAGACCGATTTATGTCCTGAAAGCGGGAGAAGCAGTTTCTCCAGTTTTTGAATCTCCACTTGGGTTATTCAAGACAATCGGTGCTGATTTACCTGAGATATCAGGCGAATACGGTATACCGGAAAACAGATTGAATGGAATGCTTTCGCCATGGGCGATTAAACGACTAGATGAATTTGATGGAGACATCACAAAATTCTCAGTGGTAAAAATGTATCCATCTAAACTTCGTCAAATTGGTATCATGAAAACTGAACCAGGTGACGACAACAATCAAGACATTAGTTCATTGGTTGGTAAAGTTGATCTCCGCCGTTTGGATGAATTGAGTCAAAGTGATCCTGATGCATATAGCTTCAGTGGTGCTTTAAACAGAACAACTCAATGTTGTATGGAGTTCGTGGAAATGTTCAAAGCTCCAATCAAAACTCTTCACCCATTATTAACTGCCACACAAGAAGGCAATTATGTTGGATCGGAAGAAATTGGACCTATTCCATATGAAGGTGTGGTATTGGCTCATAGTAATGAATCAGAGTGGAAGACATTCAGAAACAACAAAAACAATGAGGCGTTTCTTGATAGAATCTATCTTGTGAAGGTGCCTTACACATTACGTTGGGAACAAGAACAGAAGATTTATCAAAAGTTGTTGAATTCTTCAAATCTTGGCGATGCTGCATGTGCTCCAAAAACATTGGAATTGCTTTCTAAGTTTTGTGTATTGACACGACTTCGTGAACATGAGAATTCAAATAAGTATACCAAAATGAGAGTATATAATGGTGAGAATTTGAAAGATGTTACACCTGGAGCTAAAAGCTTACAAGAATATCGTGACTTCGCTGGAGTTGATGAAGGTATGGAAGGTATTTCTACCCGTTTCGCTTTCAAAGTGTTGTCAAAGACATTCAATCATGATCCTGTTGAGGTATCTGCTGATCCAGTTCATTTGATGTATGTGCTTGAAGAAGCTATCCGTCAAGAACAATTCGGAGAAGACCGTGAAAACAAATACATAGATTACATTAAAACCGTAATCACTCCAAAGTATTTTGATGAAATCGGAAAAGAAATTCAAAAGGCGTATCTTGAAAGTTATTCCGATTATGGTCAGAATATATTTGACAGATACATTGATTACGCTGATCACTGGATTCAAGATCAAGATTTCAAAGACCATGATACAGGTCAGTTGATCTCAAAGGATGCTCTTGATGAAGAGTTGGAACAGTTGGAAAAACCTGCTGGAGTTTCAAATGCACAAGATTTTAGACATGAGGTTGTAAACTTCGTCTTGAGATCAAGAGCTAGAAACAAAGGTAAGAATCCAGCATGGAACACTTATCAGAAGATGAGAGACGTGATTGAGAAAAAGATGTTTGCTTCTACGGAAGAATTGTTACCTGTAATCTCTTTTGAGACAAAGAAAGAGAAGAAGGATCAAAAGAAACATGATGACTTCGTATCACGCATGGAAAGTAACGGTTACACGAAAAGACAGATCAAACGTGTAGTGGACTTTTACATGAGATATTCAAAAAGTAACTAATTCAAAAGGATAACGGGGGAGAGAAAATCTCTCCCGCCCTTCTTTACTATGCCGAGACAAGAAAACAAAAAACGGATTGAAGTACGACTTGAAAAAGAAATCGTAGACGATCTAACATACGATGTACTTTACATTGACAATAAAGAAATTGTAGCATTCCATTTGGAAAACATTGAAAAATTAAATTTGGAACATAACAATGCAACAATTTTACAATTTTTAACAGACTATTTTAAACAGCCATGAGTAATTTCCGGGTAATTGACAGAAGAAAAAATCCAAAGGGTAAATCAACAAGCAATCGCCAGAGATTCATTGATCGTGCTAAAGAAGCAATCAGAGAATCAATCAAGGATAAAATCCAAGATAGAAAGATTGGAAATACCACAGGCGGTGAAAATGTAAATATTCCAAAAGAAGGAATTAAAGAACCTACGTTTGGACACGACTGGAAAACAGGCAAAAAACAAGATGTTAGACCTGGAAACAAAAGTTACAAAAGCGGAGACAAAATAAAGAAGCCGAAAGACGGTCAAGGTGGAAAGGGAGCTGGAAAAGGACAAGGTTCAGACGATGATGATATATCAGAAGACGAATTTGAGTTTGCTTTAAGTAAAGATGAATTTTACAACATTTTCTTTGAAGATTTGGAATTGCCAAATTTGAAAGACAAGGAAATGAATGAAATCAAGCATTACAAAATGATTCGTGAGGGGTATCGCCGTGACGGCAGCATCAGTAACCTTGACAAGTTGCAATCATACAAAAATTCACTTGGAAGACGTATGGCATTAAAACGCCCACCTAAGAAGAAGCTTTATGAATTGGAAGAAGCACTTGAAAAGGCAAAAACCAAAGCGGAAAAAACAAGACTTGAAACTGAGATCGCTGCTTTGAAGAAAAAGTATAAAACAGTACCATTCTTTGACGAAAACGATATGCGTTTCAGAAACTTTACACAAAAACCTCAACCAAATAGTAAGGCTGTGATGTTTTGTGTGATGGATGTATCTGCTAGTATGGGTGAGCATGAAAAAGACCTTGCCAAACGATTCTTCATGTTGTTATACATGTTTCTTGAGAGAAAGTATGATCAAACTGATATCATTTTTATTCGCCATCACACCGACGCAATAGAATCTACAGAGGATGAATTCTTCCACTCCAAAGAGACTGGTGGAACCAAGGTATCTTCAGCAATCCACAAATTGAATGAGATTCGTAAGGAACGTTATCCGACAAACGAGTGGAACGTATATGTTGCACAATGCTCTGATGGAGACAATTGTGGTTCAGCTGATACAAAGGAATGTATGGATATTATTCAGAATGAAATATTACCAGTAACTCAGTATTACGCTTACATTCAAACGGAATATCAAAGAATGAGTTATGGTGGTTCATATTTTGACAAGGAATATGGATTGTGGGCATACTACGAAGAACTTAAAAACTCAAACAAACACTTTGAAATGAAACAGGTTGCTGAAGCTCCTGACATTTGGAAAGTATTCATGGAATTATTTAAAAAGCAAGACGCATAAGGAATAGAATGGCAAAACGAAACAAATTAATGTATACCGATTCTGAATGGAATTTTGAAAGTTTAGATCGTGCATACGAAGAGATTGAAAAGATTGCAGTTGAAGAATTGAATCTGAGTTATTATCCAAATCAGATTGAGATAATTTCATCGGAACAAATGCTTGACGCATATACATCAGTGGGTATGCCTATGATGTATAACCACTGGAGTTTCGGTAAATCATTCGTACAACAACATGACCAATACAAACGTGGTCAGATGGGTCTTGCTTACGAAATCGTTATCAACTCTGATCCATGTATCAGTTATTGTATGGAAGAAAATACCATGACGATGCAGACGTTGGTAATTGCACATGCTGCTTTCGGTCACAACTTCTTTTTCAAAAACAACTATCTTTTCAAAGAATGGACGGATGCAAGTAGTATCATTCCATATCTTAGTTTCGCTAAGAAATACATTGCGGAATGTGAAGAAAAGTATGGTCAAAGAAATGTTGAAATGATCTTGAATTCATGTCATGCTTTACAAAGTCATGGTGTAAATAGATACAAACGACCACGCAAGTTATCATTACACGAGGAACATCTTAAACAAGAAGATAGATCAAAATTCTTGAGTGAAAATGTAAATCACTTATGGGAAACTTTGACAAACAAACGCAAAACTGCAAAAGATGTTGAAGAAGCTTCTTCATTCTTGAAGGAACCGGAAGAAAACATCCTGTATTTCCTTGAGAAACATTCTCCTGTGATGGAACCTTGGCAACGAGAGATTATCAGAATTGTGAGGAAGATTGCACAGTATTTTTACCCACAGGCACAAACAAAAGTGATGAATGAGGGAACTGCCACATATGTTCACTATTACATCATGAATCGTTTATATGAAAAGGGTTTGATCAGCGAAGGTCATATGCAAGAGTTTTTGATCTCCCATACTGGCGTTGTATTTCAACCTGACTTTGATGATGTTGTAGTTTACAAAGACAAAAACGGAGAAGAAAAGGCGTATTCAAGATACAGCGGAATCAATCCATATGCTTTGGGATTTGACATGTTTAAAGATATTCAGCGTATTTGTGAGAATCCAAGTGAGGATGAAAAGTATTTGTTTCCTGATGTTGCTGGTCAAGATTTCATAGGGGTATTTCACAACGCCGTGGAAAATTTCAGAGATGAAAGTTTTATCCGCCAATTTTTAAGTCCTGAACTTGTTAAAAAATGGAAAATGTTTATCATGACTGATGATGCATCGGATAAAGAAAATTACTCAATTGATGCAATTCAAAATGAAGATGGATTTGAATCCATACGAGAAGCATTAGCCGAAAGACATACAATTTCAAACTTTTATCCTGAGATAAAGATCACGGATGTTGATTTGAAAGGCGACAGAACTATATATCTGACTCATACGGCACACAATGAAATGGAACTTGGTAAAGATGACATTGAAGATGTGATGAAACATCTTTATAGATTGTGGGGTCATAACATTGTAATTGAAAGTCGGAACGCAGATGATGGAAGCCTCATTGAAGATTTCGCAACTGATTTATCAGACGAAGACGATGATTGATATAAAATAAATTGTTTCAAAATATAAGAAGCCCAACAAGTAAATTTGTTGGGTTTTTTTGTATATATGTGTATATATATACATAGAAATATGAAAAAGCAAGTGATTGGAAATTTAAAGCTTACAACCGTGAAAATCTTTGAGAATAGATATCACGATTTTAAGCGTATGAACCTTGGTGGGGATATGACACTTCAAAAATTGGTCAATCGTTCATTGAACTTATACCTGACCAACGAAGAATATCGAACCATGATTGATGAAATGCTGGAATTGCAAAACAGCGGGAGCTCATTTTAATGAAGATAAAACATACACGATATGATAATAACGTAGGGTTCATATATTGTCCGTATGTTCCCACGTTTGATGTTGAGCAGAATCTAATACATGACTTGTCGGATCAAATCCGAAAAGAAATTGACGCTGAAATGCTGAAAATAGTGTCGGTTCAACCTATGAGTGAACCTTCTGGTAAAATCTATCACATAACAATGGTTGGTGGATGTGGTGGAAACTCTGAAAATAATTTTAAAAAAAGTAAAGAAAACTAATCTTTTCTAATTCTTTCTAATATATATTAGTATGAGTAATAAAACTGCTATTCAAGTATCAACTGACATTAGAGACAAACTCAAAGAGTATTGTTCTAAACATGGATATAAAATGTCTGCGTTGGTTGAGAAGCTTATACTACGGGAGATAGACGATGAGTGAGGTTTTAAATTGTGAAATTTGTGGATGTGGAATGAAAACCAGAATCAATGGTTCACATCTGAAACGAAAGCATGGAATTACCCTTGATGAGTATAAATCAAAATTTCCAAATGCTATAATTGGAAAAAGAAATCCAAATCATAAAAAATATGTCTGTGAGATTGATGGAAAATTATGCAAAAATAGTAGTTCTCTTTCACGGCATCTAAATAAGAATTATGATATGTCATTGGAAAATTATTACATTGAATATAAATTGGGCGGAAAACAACCAATGTGCAAATGTGGATGTGGGGAATTTACAGCATTTAAAAATATGGAGATTGGGTTTTGTGATTATATAATAAGACATGCTCCTGTTTGGAATGTAGGACTTACAAAAGACAATGATGATCGTGTGAAGAATTCTAATGCGGGTGGTTGGCAAAAAGGATTAACCAAAAATACCAATTCAATTTTAAAAATACACTCTAAAAAACTTTCTGAGTTTTGGGAAAATAATCCAGATAAAAAGCTGGAGATGGTGGAAAATTATAAAAAAACTATGTTGGAAAAATACGGAGTTGATAACTTTTCAAAAACCGAAGAATTCGTGGAAAAATTTGAAAATACGTGTTTGGAAAGATACGGCGTAACGAATCCATATTTTTCCAATAAATGTAAATGGAAATTTAAAAATTACACATTGCCATCTGGGAGAATTGTTAAATTACAGGGATATGAAAATTATGCAGTTGATTTTCTATTGTTAGAATTCTCGGAAAATGATATAACATATGAAAACGAAGATATACCATCAATACCATATATAGAAAATGAAAAAGACCGAAATCATAAACCGGATTTATATATCCATGGTGAAAATTTATTAATAGAAGTAAAATCTACTTTTACTTTCGGATTACATGAGGATAATGTTTTACTGAAACAAAAATTTGCAAAAGAGTTGGGATATGATTATCATATTTTAATATTTGATCGCAAAGGAAACTTAATTAAAAAATATGAATAAAGACGAAGAATTGAAAGGAAAACTAGATCGTCAGCGCAAGAAGAAAATTCTCTTGTTAGCTGACGATCTGTGACTGAGAATGCACAGTGGAATTGCTACGATTTCCCGCGAGATTGTACTTGGTACATGTCACAAATATGATTGGGCACAACTTGCAGGAAGCGTCAAACACCCGGACAAAGGAAAAGTGTTTGACTTGTCAGATGCAGCTAAACAAGAGCGTGGAGTTGATGATGCATACGTAAAATTATACCCTACTGATGGGTATGGTAATCCAGATGTATTGAATCAATTGATTCAACTGGAAAAGCCAGACGCAATCCTACATTTTACAGATCCTAGATTTTGGATGTGGTTGTATCAGATGGAAAGAGATATACGTAAAAATATCCCATTGACGTATTTAAATATTTGGGATGATTGTCCAGCTCCCATGTGGAATAGGCCGTTTTATAAAAGTTGTGATTTATTGATGGGTATATCCAAACAGACGGTGAACCTTAATAAGATAGTGCTTGGAAAAAATGATTTTGTGTGTGCTGACGATGTAAAATCTCCAGCGGACTGTAAAGGCAAATCAATCATTCATTACGTTCCACATGGAATTGATGAAAATATGTTTAAGCCATTGGATAAAAACGATCCACTTGTGCTTGAAATGAAGAAGAAGATTCTCAAGAATAAGGATTACAAATACATCTTGTTTTCAAACAACAGAAATATCCAACGCAAACGTACTTCAAATATCATATTGGCATACAGAACTTTCTGTGATTCATTGCCTAAAAAGGATGCTGAAAAATGTTGTTTATTGTTACATACACAACCTGTTGATGACAATGGAACTGATTTGCCAACTGTGGTGAAAGCTTTGTGTCCTGATTATGACGTAGTCTTCAGCGCTGGCAAGGTTGAACCGAAACAAATGAATGCACTGTATAACTTAGCAGACGTTACAATCAACGTAGCTTCAAACGAAGGGTTTGGGTTGAGTCATGCTGAGAGTTTAATGACTGGTACGCCTATCATAAACAACGTTACAGGTGGATTGCAGGATGGTTGTGGGTTTACGGATGACAATGGAAACTCAGTTGAATTTTCAGCGCAATGGGGCAGTAATCACGATGGTCGTTATAAAAAACATGGTAAGTGGGTTAAGCCTGTGTATCCTGTTACACGATTGTTGCAAGGATCACCTCCTACGCCTTATATTTTTGACGACCACGCTAAATGGGAAGACGTTGCGGATGCTATGATGTTTTGGTATTTGGCTGGGGATGAAAAACGCAAAGAGTGTGGAGAAGCTGGAAGACAGTTTGTTCTTGGTGAAGGTGGATTGAACTCAACAAACATGTGTAACCAATTGATTTTTGCAATGGAAACAACAATGGATAATTTCACACCACGAAACAAATTCAGTTTGCATACAACAGATGAACATGTTGGACATGAAATGAAAAATGGAATGGGATTTGAAATTCCAAAAATTGATGTTGAAAAAATCAAACAAGAGGTTGAACAATTATGATCACGAAGCAAGAACTTATACGAGGTACCCGCCAAGAACTTGAAGAATATTTCAATGAATTTGTGTTGGATATTCCGCATGCTGATGTGAATTTTACCAAGGATGTAACTCCTGAAAAAACACATTGGTTGATTGGGGAAACTGCTTCGGAACAATTGGATGAATTAATGACCGAACAAAATAATATTGCTGCCAAAGAAAGCAAAATGTATGTCGGTCCATTGTTTTTTATGAGTAGAGACATAAAAACATCCGAAAACGAAGAGAAGATTGAAGAAGTCGTATTGAAACTTGAATCGTTTTGGGTACAAATAGTAGAAGAGGCAAAAGATGAAGATAAAGCATAAATTATACACACAACCGTTTAATGGTCAAGCTGGAGAATACGACTATTACCCACATCAGGAGTATCTGTATACATTGATGGAGAACTATTCAAGTTTACATGTCACCAAATCAAGACAAATTGGGATAACTACACTTGCATTAGATTATGCAGTAAAAAAATGTAATGAGGGACAAAAAGTTGCATATGTCGCTAAAAGTAACATGATACAACACGTTAAATGTATGTTGCCTAATATGCCTCGTGAATTGGTATTTTTGTCAAATCATAAACAGAATAAAGATTTTGAGCCGGATGTGGTCATTTTTGACGAATTTGGATATATTGACTTGGGTGAAATTCGTAGTTTTGCTGCTCGGTTTAGTATCACTGAAGAACGTAAACCTGTGAAAGTAATTTTCTTGGAAACAAAAAGTGAAAGAAATGTATTGACAAACGTTGAAAAACATGTTACAATACCGTTTAAAGATACTGTTCTGTATAATCCGAAAAAAGAAGCAGAACTTAGAAAAAACCTCAGTGACGAACATTACAAAATGGAGTTTGAATGTAAATGAAAGACGAAGAATTACAAAGACATAACGTTAGAATAGGATATTTGGAGGTATTAAGTAGATTTCCAGATGTAACAGCCGCACAAGCGATTTCATATTCTGATGCATTGCTTAAAGAAAAAGAGGTTGGGACTATAGACAATCCAGATTTATCCGAAATCAAAGATCAAATTGCTAGGATGCAACAAGAGAATGATGAAAGATTCAATCAGTATACTGATCCAGATTTATCCAGAGATTTTCCAGCCGCTAAGCTTGGTGAGATTGTCAGTAAAGCTGATAAAATTGTTAAAGGTGAAGGCAAAAAGATTGAGATTAAAACTCCATTCAAAGAAGCAATAGAAGAAACTGAGAAGGAGTTCAAAGCCAATCAAAGTCAGAGTATAACTCCTGCTGAAGAGTTTCCTGGATTGGATATGGTTGATCCTAAAGCGCGTAAAAAAGAGGCTGATCAAAAACCACAACAAAAAGTGGTTGATGAAGAAAGGGCTCCAATGCCTATGCCTGTGAAATATGAAGATAGAATGAAATTAGTTGAAAGTCAAGCATTTCAACCGAGAGGAACCGGTATAGAACCTGGAACAGATAAATTTGACAGCCGTGGGATGGGAGAATCCGGCGGAGAAATTAACAAACGAGGAAATTAATTTGTAGATTTTTACACTTTTCTATTTTTCTACTATAGTTATACATATGAAAACATTAAAGATAAGTGATGAAACGCATAGAGAATTAAAAATCTATTGCGCTAAAAACAATCTTAAAATTAATGAATATGTTGAAAAATTAATATTATCAACTATAAATGAAGAAGATGAAAAACATTGAAGTCAAATGTAAATTTTGTTCATGTGGGTTTTTAACTACCGAGGCTAGAATTAAGATAGGTCGTGGGAAATACTGCTCTCGGAGATGCTTATACGATGACATGAAAAAACCGAAATTAAACTGTGTTGAGTGTGGGGTGGAAATTGAAAGAGGAAATAAATTTTGTTCAAATGAATGTAACTATTCAAATGTTAAAAATACTGGTAAAAATAAAACAGGTAAATATATTGTAAAAAGTTCAAAGAGTAAATTGAATTTTTGTGGTAAATTGTGTTACGGTGAATATAAAAAAGGAAAGACCGACCTCCATAAGAAAAAAACAGGAGAATATAAAAATTGTGAAATGTGTGGCGTGGAGTTTTATGCCCAAAAACATCAATCACATTACAAATGTTGTTCAGCAAAATGTGCTAATAAAAGCAGACGTGGAAAACCAAATCCCAAACTTTCGGAAAAACTAGCAACGATGTATTCAGATGGAACATTAAATCCCAAACGTAATTATTATAAACAGGGATATTATACATCAACAATTACAGACGAAGAAGAGTTTTATAGTAGTAGTTATGAGTTGAAATATATGGAGATTCTAGATAACAATGGTGTATTTTGGACTAAAAAGCACAAAATAATTATACCGTATATTGACGACAATATGGTGAGTAGATATTACATTCCTGACTTTTTAGTTGAAAATGTATATCTGGATGAAGTAAAACCTTCAAATTTGGTAGATTCCTCTATTGATAATAATCATTTAAAGATGGAAGCTGCAAGGATATGGTGCCAAGATAACGGTTTGGAATTTAGAGTTATAACAGAAAAAGAATTGAAAATATGATTGGAAAAAAAGTAATAGTTATTCAGTCGCCACACACGACTAGATCAGGATATGGTGCAAAATCAAGAGATATAATTAGGTCCGCTGTAAAATGGGCTGATAAAAATGATTTTGTTGTTAAATTGGTTCCGATGCCGTGGGGGGGGACTCCGCAAAATGCATTGGATAGTGAACCCGACGGTGATTTGTTTTTGAGTCGCCATTTAACCGTTCAGCTGACCCAACAACCGGAAATACATATGCAGATTAGCATTCCAAATGAGTTTCAACCTCAAGGGAAATTTAACATAGGTTGGACCAGTGGTATTGAGTCAGATTTATGTAGAGCTGAGTGGATTGAGGGATTGAATCGTATGGATTTAAACATTGTTCCATCCAAACATGCTAAGTCAGTGTTTGAACGTTCAAAGTTTAAAAAGAAAGAGAAAAATGGATTGGAAATTCCGATTGAAATGACAAAGCCAATGGAAGTGTTGTTTGAAGGAAGTGATCTTGAAATTTACAAA